TTATTCCGCTATTGAGTCTAACACGGCGTTGACAACATCCAGCCCCATCTGTCCGGGAGCACTTGAGTCTCCAGCGCTGGCAAAAGTCATGGCGGAGCCAAACAGCTCTCCACACAATCTGCTGGCGACACCAAGTTTACCCATGCTGATTGTAACAATAGGAGTAGAAAAATATTTGTTTTTCATTTCAACTGTAGCGGCCAGTAAAGTCAATACATCCGTGCTGTTATGCGGCATAACTGCTACTTTCGGTAAATCAGCTCCGACCTGTTGCATTTTGACCATACGAGAAATGAGCTCATCTTTATCAGGCGTCTTTTGAAAATCGTGGCTTGAACATATAACCACAACTCCAGAAGAATGTGCATTGTCTATCAGCTCACGAATATCATTTCCGGCTGTAAAGAACTCAATGTCGATAAGGTCGGCACAGTCAGTATCTATTACCGTATTGATAAAATCTAAATATTCTTTGTGGGTCAAAGACGCTTCGCCGCCCTCTGCCTTGGTACGGAAGGTCACCAGCAGAAGCTTGTCTCTTAGTGCTACACGAAGTTTTTGCAGACAAGACACCACAGAATGCGCATCCATGCATTGCTCAAACCAATCAACACGCCACTCTACACAGTCAATACGAAGCCTTGAAAACTCAAAAGCGCGTTCTAAAATTTTTGATTCAGTCATTTCAACGATTGGGATTATGACTTTAGGTCTACCTTCCCCAATATGATAGCCACGAACAACAACAGACATAGCGCACCTCCATACATGATAGATACACTATATCCTATACAAATTTAGATGTCAACAATCAAATCAAAACGAACTCCATGTTGCCTTTCCGCAGATGCCGTCAGCAGCTAATCCATGTGCTTTCTGCCATTCTACCAACTTAGCTTTTGTACCAGCGCCAAAGATGCCATCTACCTTTAAGCCTAAATGCCGCTGTAACACGGTTACAGCATAAGACACGCCGCCAGTGCAGTCCTTAGAGCCCTGACGAATCGTTGGCATGATTTTACTCACGACCTGATATGCAGTACCACTTTTACTGACCCAACGGCTATAAGTCTCACGCACATCAACATGAACAAAGCCGCCTGTCACCTGTGCTCGACTATAATAGCCAATGCCGCCATGTTTCTGGAAGTAGGGAAGGGAGGCCACGTACAGTGCAATACGAATTGGGTCAACACCATTGATGTGAATATCCGCTGCTGTGCCCAGACAATGCTGACTGCGAGAACTGCCCCCGATTGAAATGTTATATGCAGGAGTACGGTAGGCAGAGCTGATTAGAACCGGCTTTCCAAAGTAGTCACGAATCTGCTGCAGAGTCTCTACCAGCTCAGTTGCCACCTTGAACTCATCGCTCCGGTCATTGCAAGCAAATTCATAGGCGCAGAAGTTCTTGGACAGCTTCTTGTTCCAGTCCTTCTTCATAGAATATGTAATAATGCTCATAGAGCCACACCTTCAATCCTTCTTAAGTTCTGCATTGATTTTCTCGTTCTGGATATCCATCTCCTTGACTGCGGCCTCAATCATCATCTCGATAGTGGGAGTAATCTTGATATTCATCTTCTCCAATGCAGCAATAACATACTTCTTCTTGTCAGCTTTCTTGATTGCGCCGGTAACACCCAACTTCTCAGCGGCACGCACAGCCATCTGGACGATCTTATACATACCGATCTGTTTCAGGTAGGGAATGCCATAGGTCATAAATGCGGTGCCAGCAACAGTGATAACCAGTTTCACAATAACAGAGACGATCTCATTAACAATACTTGCCATAGTAATACCTCCTGTTTTGAATAAAAAATAAAGCCCGGCACACACGTACCGAGCTATGTATTAAATGTCTTTTAGATTTTGTCCGTCAATCAGGTAACTTTCAAGAGCAGCCTTAGCTTCCTTCATGGGGTCGATAGCATTACCATCAATACCGTGACTAAGCAGAGCCAGCAGAGCTTTCATCATCACATTGATACCATGTTCACTCTTATTTACACGCTGTTCCACGCCAGCGATTTTTCGTCCATGGTCTTCAACTACGATGTCCTGTTCCTTCTGGTGCTCTTCAATAGACAAAAGCTTGGAGCGATATAAATCCAAAACCTCTTTATCATTCTTGAGCTTGCGGTCGATATCTTCCAAATGCTTGTCGTGTTCAATCAACTTCAGGTTCTGTTTCGTGTCTGGCTCTTTTGCCTTCTTGATTGCATTTACAATAACGACAACAGCAGCTGAAATAGCCGTAATGCCACCAGCAATACTTAGAATCATTTGCCAAAGCTGTTCTATTGTAAAGCTGATAACACCCGGAGCATGAGTTGGTGCGGCAGTTAACAAACCAATCATTTCATCACCTCGATTCTGTATTGACAAAAATTTCACACTATGATAAAATAGGTATGTCAAAAATTCATCGAGCGAATTTGTGACGTCCTATCTTTGTATAGGTGTGGCGGGAGAGCTCTGGGTGTAACAGCCCGGAGCTCTTTCTGTTTTTATATATACTTTTAGTTTGTTTACTGCTTCGGCTTACATACCTTACTCCAGTGATAGTGTGGCTTGTCCTCGTGAAACATGATATAGCGCATCCAGTCATCTACATAAATGCACAACAAGGCAAGGAAAAACCATAGCACAGTAAATGGCAGGCAGATTTGACCAAGCAGATTGAATGGTAGGGAAGAGTAGTCCCAGATGTGTAAACCCATCATCAGATTCAATGGAATGCCGACAACAAGCTCCATACCAGTCACAAATAACGCACCGACAAAACCCTGTTCCCACATGGGCATTTCCCACGGAATATAATTGTTCAACCCACCAATGACCACAAAGCAAATGCCGCCTACTACAGCCATAGTCCAGTGTGAGTGACCACGCCATAAAATCTCGATGCAATAATAAAGCGCTCCTCCTATCAAAAAGAGAAGCGCACATTTCAATAATTCTTTATACTTCTTTACGATTTTGCTCATTCAGCGGCCTCCTTCTGCCCGGCGGTCTCAAGATATTGCTTCAGAACAGGGTCGTAGTTGATTTCAATTGCGTTCAGCTCTTCCATTGTAGTACAAGCCTTGATAGCAATTTCTAATTCCTGCTGACGCGATACAAAGGGTTTTACATATGTACCGATTGCCAATGCAAGTGCAGCCAGTTCTTCATAAGTCCATTCTACACATTCGTCGCCGGTTGAGTTCCATGTCAGCTTGAACGGTTGCCCGGCGGATGCAGAAATTTGATACAGCGCCAAATTCGAAGTCAACAATGCCTGTTTTTCACTGGTATTGTCATTCTGCCAAAAATCAACAGCTTGAAGCTTTCTACGAGCATTCGTGTTATTATTGATGGCATCAGTAGAATCATTATAAGAATCTACATCGTCACGCAAAGCGTTTTGCTCATCAAGTAAGAATTGGTAGAGGCTATGGTACGTCCCACCAGCCGCTCGCTCGGCTTCGGTAGTATTGTCAATAATATACTTTAGGGCTTTACCAACCTCGTTGTAATAGTCAACAATAGAATCCGCATCATTTAACTTGTCAGGTCCATAACCACCGAACTTGTTAAAGACATCAATGCCAGCATCTTTAATATGGTCACCCATATCCATTTCAGGAGCCGACCAAACAGTAAGATAATGCGTCCGATTATTCTTCTTGGCTGTATCAACAAGCTTCCCACCTTGAGCATCTTTGTTTTGTGTCAACTCATAACGAGATGCTTCCAACTGCTCCGCTGTAATATCCTGAAGTAATCCAAGCTGCTCTTCATACTTGCCGTTTTGAAGGTCAAGTTTACCAAGTTTGTTTTCATCAAGCGTTCCTTGTTCTTTCGCAAGATCAAGAATCTCTGCCTGAATATCTTTTGCTTGGTCAAAGTCTTCTGTATCCCAACCAGACTTGTCGCCAAGTTCTTCATAAGCACTGACCAGATCCTTTAAAGAGGAAGTGGTGCTCTGCGCAGCATCGGCGGCTTCCTTAGATTTCGTTGCGACGTTTTGCACTCGTTGTGCCGCTTCCGTAATCTTCTTAGTCCCCCAAGAGACGAGCAATCCAATTCCAACACCCAGCGCGGCATTGAGCAGTAAAGCTTTTGCGCGAAGGGCAAGTAGTTTAAGGGAAAAACCTTCAGTTGCTTCGCCTGCGGCTTCCGCATTTACTTTACTTTGTTTTAGTGATGTGATAAAATTGGAAATAGAAGGCTTTGCACCATTTAAAGATGCTTTGTAGTCATCTATCGCATCTTGTAACCACCCAAACCAGATTTTTATATCGTTCCAAGCCTTGTTGTGTACGCCATCTTCATCAGCAGTAAATAGGAAAGATAACATCGAAATTTTATCATTGAGGAGAGAAGAATGAATAAAATTCTATACTGCCCATGGTGTGATAGATACGCTAGAGAGCCATGGTATCATTGTCCATTTTGCCACAGCCAAACTATCTATATAAAAGCATGGGATAAAAAATCTGACGAAGAAAAGAAAGAATGGTTAAAGAAATTTCAAAAAGTTGACCCACCAAGACCAATCAAAGACAAATCACTACTTCGTGAAGCGGAAAAATTCGACAAACAAACCCGTGCTCAACTTGAAGAAGAAGCTCGCCTTGCTCAATACAAACAAACTTGCCCAGTATGCCACTGTCCTGATTTGGAGAAAATCTCCGGCTTTGACAAGACTGTGGATATAGCGGTCTGGGGCGTATGGTCGAGAAAGGCACACAAGCAGTTTAAGTGCAAAGCGTGCGGATATGAGTTTTGACGTCCTCTACCAAATGTGAACTCCTATTCTCTTTACTTTTTGTCTTTTTATGGTAGACTTAAATAAAGACTAGGAGAAAGGAGGAGGCTACAATGACTAGAGAAGAGTTTAATAAGATTCTAAATTCTGAACTCGAAAACAACGCTCGTGCGTTCGCAGAAGAACTGTCTTCGAAAGAGAACAAGGAAATGTCCTACACTGCTATGGTTGCCGCAGCATACACTCATGCTGTGTCTGATGCGACCAAAGCACTGGCTACTGCTCTCGAAAAAGCCGGATATCTCAAGTACGACAATTAAAATGTTCGGATGACTTGTTAGACACATTCTGAAGAATTGCATTAGCAAAATCCTTTACATTATAAGTCGGATCTCGCTGCCCTTTGAGATAGTCAAGAAGGGTGGCGAGTTCTTTTACGTCAATTTCAATTTTCAATTTAATCACCTCGATTATAAAATACAAAGCTGATTGATGTAGCAATATGGGGCTGGGCAAGCAGAAAGCCCGGCAAACAGTTCAAGTGTAAGAATCGTGAATATGAGTGGTGAGCCACAACTAACTAAAATGACATAAATAAAGCCCCTGCTAAAATCTAGCAAGGGTGTGTTTACTATATTCAATTTACCGCAAACACCATCTAGCAAGATGAGAATTCTTGTTATCGTACAGAAATTCAAAACGCTTAACGTGGCACATCGGAACACACATTACTGTGCTTATAGGATGCCTTGATGCTTCGTCCATATCTTTTCCATCTGGCGTAGTTGCAGAAGAATGATGGCTTAAAGTGATGTATTCATCATCAACGGTGTCAATACGTCCAAGAATATATGTTCCATCATCCAAATAAAGAAGAACATTAGTTTGCCCTTCTGCATCAATATGTCTTGTCCAAATATTATCGGCAGTATCTACACCAAAATGTTTTGACGCCTTCCAGCGAACCCATACACAATTCTTTAATTTAAAATATACAATTGCTGACAGGATACCAACAACAGAGTAGACCACAACAATAGGAAAACCATTGAGTCCAATGTGTGCTTTCGATAAAAACGTGTCGATATAGTCAACGATATATTTTATTACAAAACCGATTGATACGCTAAGTGCTAAGAAACTTTGCGTTTCGATTTTCTTTAATGCCAATTTAGTGTATAGCGAAACACATAACACGCCAGGCACAAAGACACTAAAAAGCATAGTAACATTATTTATTAGTTTTATCAGTTCTGTCATTTGCACCTCCAGTAGTTTTATTGTTATTCCGTGTTGCACTTCTGTCTCTAAAATAAGAAATTAAAACTGATGTGTCTGCTTTTGGCTGATTCGGAGAATAGGTGAAATTACCGTCTCTTTGATAAGTTGAAATTTCATAATCCGGCACATGCTTCTTATTGTTTTCCATGATTCAACACTCCTTTTATAAGAGTGTATCACAGGATGTCGTAAAAAGCAACGCAAATTAAAAACGCCCGGCCTCCCAGCAGTAGGGAAGTCGGGCTTGTTTTATGATGATGCCTTACTTCAGTTTTTCCAGAATCTCGTCTGCGCTCACACCGCTAGACAGCAACTTCTTGAGCACATCTTCGGCTTCGGCCTTCTTTGCAGCTTCCGCAACCTTTGCGTCGGCATCAGCCTTTTTCTTTTCGAGCTTGGTGATCTCTTTGTTGAGTTTTTTCAATTCTGCTTCTTTTGCTTTACGCTGGGCGTTCAGTGTAGCGATATCATCACTAATAGTTGCAATCTCCTGAGCAATAGATTCTGCGGCAGTATTCTTTTCAGCGATCTGTGCTGCGTAATCAACGCCGTCGAGAACCTTTGCTTTATTCTTGCTTCCTTTAGGACGTGCCATAATAAAATACCTCCGTATATTTTGAATACGCGATTGTACTTATATTATAGCCAGAAAATTTCAGAAAAGCAACCTCTTTTTATGTATTATAAATTACATTATAGAAATATTGACATGATATGACAGACGGGTGTATAATAATGGAGCAATCAGGAGTTCCACATCGAACTTGTCCAATCATAGATGTAAAAAATAGGCGGTCACCCTCCCAGTAGCCGGAAGGCAAGAAGGAGCGTGTATTTCTTTAACTGCCTTCCGGCAATATTGTCGGAAGGAGGATGTTGCCATGAATTTTGACATTCAGACTGTCTACTATGTCGCAATGCTGTTCTTCGGTTTTGCTGGCTTTGTTAAGACTGTTCTTGAGATTTTCAAGATGCTACATCATCACAGCGAGAGCCGTGATAAGTAAAAGAGCCGCCTATGTCCAGTAGGCAGCTCTTCATTGGGATTGAAATTGTCCAGATTTTAATTCCATTTGTTTGATGCTAACCGAGGGAACCGTCTATTGGAACTCTTGGTTGCTTTTATTATACACTTTTTAGAGTACGCTGTCAACGAACAACAGTGTACTTTTTCTTTTTATTCAATTATTCAATCATTTTTCTCTTTCTTATATCGCGCCAGAGAATAGCGCGTCTCCTCATTTCCACCCACTTCTTTAAGTCGTCTGGTTACGTCTGAGGTGGACTTCTGAACTTTCGTCCAGAACTGACTATCCTTCCAGTGGTTGCTCACTGACCCTTTTTAGTCGATGAACCTTCCACCCTCCTACATTATATAATAGGGGAGTGAATCGGCTGCTGACCGCCCATTATAAACGCTACTTAGCACTCGATTATTACCATATTTTGACAATACGATAAAACCGAGCTTTTATCTCAGCATATAGCATCCATATCCTTGTTTCTATCTTTCGATTCCTACATTATATAAATATAACAATAGGCGATATGGCTCTTAGGGTTTCCCAGCACTCTAGGGGCTATTTTATTTTTACATGGTGCCGCATCCTATATTTTATACGCAACAAATATAAGAGGGCATATTAACTTTACCCGCACCATTTTTGAGTTTTCCGCTCATCTGCATTACAGACAACACACCAGAGATGGCAGCTGTCAAAGTGGGTAATGCACCAGCAAATTTTACAGCGTTATCTGCACCGTCAACAAAAACCGTTGCAAGATCTACGAAAAACTTCGGAATATCTGACTTCATCAAGTCCGTACTGAACTTCTGGAATGCAGAATCAAGCTGATTAAGCTTCGCCTGCAATGAATCCATGTACGTCTGGTTCTCACGCATTGCGCTTCCGCTAGAATTAAGAGCCTGTTTCATAGCATCTTCTGCAACGCTAAAATTATTCAGCAGGGCAGATGTACTCTGACCTCCACGCTTACCGGCGATCAATTCTGTAATATTTGCCTGAGTGGTATCAGAAAGGTCTTTCCAAACCTCAGAAAGCTCCTTCATAATCTGATAGGTTGATTTGAAGGTATTATCATCCTTCATGATATCAACCCCAGCAAGTTGCTTCAACTCAGAGCGAAGCTCAGATACGGAACTCGCCATTCCATCCGTAGCAATACCGGCATTTTCTGCATCAGTCTTTGAAGCACGAAGGTACATACTCAAAGTTTTTAGGTAAGTGCCACTTGCTTCACTGTCCTGAAGTACGCCATTTAAAGCAACACTATTTTTTCTTGTGAATTCCGTACTACTTAATCTATTTTGAATAGTGTTATAGGCAGCTTGCTTTGAACGGACTTGACCGTGCTTCTGTTCGGCTTCTTTCTGCAAATCCTCTTCTGATTTTAATGCCTGTTGAATCCGAAGGCTGATTTTTTGCCAATCGTCCTGAATACCTTTGAGCGTAGTCCGATATTCTTCCGACTGGCTATTCATTCCATTAAGCTTACGAATTCGTCCTTCGAAACTTCCATCTTGGTCGCCAATATATCCTGGCTGACCTTTAAGAAGATTATCAAAAGTCGTATTGTTTACTTCAGACAGCTGTATTTCAGCCTTGCGAATTTTTGCAAGCGTAGAAGTCGCCTGAGACTCAAGATTTTTATATTCACTTTTATACGCAGACATTGATGCTTTCGCATCAATAAAAGCGTCATCCATTGCAGAAACACCTTTTGCGTATTTGTTGGAGCTATGGTCTGTATTTAAAGACTTCTCAATGCTATGACTGGAATGCCTATCAGCAGAGCAAGAAAGAAAAGCGTCTTGCAATGGAAAAGGTCAAACAGCAGCAGAGTGAAACGGCTTTTTTCAGAGCATCACAAGCTAATGCAGAGGGTTCTTTGCGCTATCATAAAAGCAAAAAACGTCTTGATGACCGCTATAATGAAGTGGGCAAACCGGCTCAGAAAAAGCGTTCTCAGCGTGTCGTGTTTGGCTCTAGTGAATACGTCACAGTTTCCGGCTGGATCTACGGCAGAGAAGTCTTGATGAATAATCATAGCTTTCGCATGGATGAAAGAATGTCGTATTACATGGACGGCACTGGATGCTGTGCCCGTGATTTCGATAACAGAGATATGCGTCCTTTGAATGACGTGTTTCCTGTGAAATCTGGCAAGAAAGCAAGGTGATAACTTTGAGTTTGACAGCAATTCGTCAGAATGATATAATTGTACCATCAAGAAAAGGCGGTGCAATTATGGCAAATCGTGATTATAAAAAAGAATATCAGCAGAGCAAAGATAAGGCAAAACTGATTGGCCTAAAAGTTGATGCTGATTTCTTTGATGCTTTTACCGCTAAGGCAGAGCTGAACGGAACAAATAAGAATGCGATTCTAAAAGCCTGTGCAGAAGCGTACACTTATGGAAATCTCATCATTGATGAGAATGGAAAACCTCAGATTGTTGGCTAACCACAATAACCCCAACAACAAACGTCTTGTGAATTTATCGCAAGGCGTTTTCTTTATGCCTTGTTTTGTATAAATATGCAAATATTATGCAGAATATGCAAAATGAAAACAAACACGTCAAAAATCACATAAAAGAGGAGTTCTACCATGGCAATTTTAGCAATCGAAAGCGCATTGGATGTTGCAATCATGTTCAATGATACGGATATGATTGCAATCTATAAGGAAGCCCTGGCAGATGCCGGTGTTGAATATGTCAGCACCGCAAAATGCTGGATTGAATAAGAAAGAAAGGGTGTTTGTTATGGATTATTTCACCGCAAAAGAAATGTTTGTCCTTGGTATCGTTCTGGGTGCAAGCCTTGTTTTGATTTTCACGCTGATTTTGAAGGGAGAAATGTAAGATGGCAAAAATGAAACTCGATCCTATTTATCCTGATATCGTTAATCGCTTTCAGTATGTGAAAACGACTAACGCAGACGCTTGGCAGAAACATGTTAAGAATGTCATTGCAGAGAATGAGTACAATGACCTGTTGACCCGGATTGCGTGGGATTTACTCATGTATGTGTATACTTCTGATACGATTTCTGGGTGGTACGATAAGTATAATGTACATGATTCGCATATCACAACGGCAGTCAAAAAGGCTTACATTGAAGTCTTTGGAATGCCGTCAGAATAAAAGATATGTTTTAAGGAGGGTTTACTATGACTGCAAGAGAATATTGCAAGAGTCATCCGGTAACTGCTTATGATAGCAGTTATGGCCGGTGTGGTGGTTTTCAGATTCATGGTGACGTTCAGTATGGCATTGATGATTATATCTATGCTCAGTCTGGTGTGCTGTGCGATGATGAGAAATATTTTCACTACCATCACTTGAAGATCATCTATGCACCGTCTGGCAGAGCATACGTCAAGTGTTTCGGTAAACGAATTTATCTTGATGAGTGCTTGAGAGTGTAAAGGAGAACGCAATATGAAAAAAGGTCAATGGTTCATGAACGATGAAACAGGTGTTATCACTAACATTCATCGTGAAGCTGTCGAGTGGTATCGGCAGGGTGCAAACATTTCCATCTGGATCAACGGCGTTGTTGTTTGCCGTTGGGGTCATTGATAAGAAAAGGAGAATACAAAAAATGAAACTTACTCAGAATAAGCTGTCTGTTGTCCTAGCTACTGTTGTGGCTGGTGTTTCCATTTTGGCAAACTGCATGACCGCTAATGCAGCAGAACCTGTGAAAACTCGCTTGCAGAATCGTTATATTCGATAACACCAGCGTGTTCGTATCAGAGAATCCAGAGTTGTACGGGCACTAAAAATATTTTTGAAAACCTATTGACTTCTGTAAAGGTATCCTGTATAATATAGCTATGGAACGGAGCTACACTATTATAGAGGAGAAAGACTATGGACAACAATATTGACCCAAAGGTCGGAGAGGTTTGGTTGGTTGATCTATCCAATGCGACAGGTCATCAGCAGCGCGGTATTCGACCGTTCGTTGTGACGAGCAACAATAAGCGCAACTTCTTTAGTCCAACAATTAAAGGGAATCCGTTGTCTTCCAGAATATACAAGCGCTCTCCGGTTCATGTTCTACTCTCAAAGGAAGATTGTGATTTCCTAGAGGTTGATAGTATCGTTCTATGTGAAGAGACTGATACACTTAACAAAGGACAGTTCATTAAAAAACTTGGTGTCTTGTCGGAGCGTCAGATGAATATGATCGCAATGGCAAGATGCAAGGATGAACCGTTTTTGCTTGCAGCATTCCTGAGCGGCGTACAACATACCATGGAATTTCAGAATTTTGCCGCATTTGCTTGATTTTTTATAAGGTTTAATGGTACACTACATATAATAAGAAGGAGTGTGCCACTATGCTTACTGAAGAAAAAATCAAAGCTTTTGCCGAAAAGTATTCTGATAGAAGCGGTGAGTTTGTTGCATCGACGATGCGTCACGTCATGGATTACGAGGCCGAGCGTGGGTATGAGTTGTTTGACTTCACAAAAGATGATTTCGTAAAGATGTTTGCCAAATATAATTGGGTGAATTCGAGTCGTTCGTTTAAAAATGTGAAGTCAATAATCACAGGCTACATCAAAAGTGAAAACGAAACAAGCATGTATGATCTGGCTGACTTTTCAGAGAGCGATGTAAGCGCAGATGATATGTACAATGACAGTTATTTTGCGTCGGTTGACGAATTTGTTGACTTCTTAAATAAGTACGAAGAGCCATATCAGATTCGTATGAACGTAATTGCTGTTTTGTACTGGATTGGTCTTACTTCCGATGAGATTTCTAATCTAACAATTAACGATGTGGATTTTGAATCTAATACCGTTCTTGATAAGACTGATGTTGACGCAAGGTTAATGGATATTATCAAGCAATGTTACGAGATGAAACAGTATGATGCCCCCAATAAGAGCGGTTATAGAACATTTTATGTCATGAATGGCGATTATATCCTACGCAAAACGAAGGATAAACCCGGTGTAAACAGTGATCCAAAGACGTCTATAATTTCAATTCATGTCTATTTTTCGAGGTTGAACGATATCCTCGAAAAAAGGCATCATTCAAAAACCTTAGATCAAAGATATTTAGCCAGAAATTGTGAGTATATCAAGGTTTATAACTACTGTAAAACTCATCCAAAATTTAATCTTGCAGAACTTAGTTTCGGAAATGGTAAAGGTCCTCTTGCGGACATTATCGGAAGAAAGTGCAGTAAAGTTGCCTATCTTAGTTTCCGGCAAGGATATAAAGGTTGGGTTGAATATTTCCATGAAAATTAAAAACAGGGGGCTTCGGCCCCTTCATTTTAACACGCTAACTATATAACACAGGATACCTATTAGAAAGGGAGATGCAGATGAGAACACTTTTACTGTTCCGTGGAGCACCCTGTTGCGGGAAGTCCACCTATATTAAAGAGCATAATCTTGAGCAGTACGTATTGAGTGCTGATACACTTCGCCTTATGTGCCAGAGCGCACAGGAAACACCTGATGGGCAGATGGAGATTTCTCCGCAGAATGATGATGTTGTATGGGAGATGCTTTTCAAACTGCTTGAGGTGCGGATGAGCCATGGCGAGTTTACTGTGATTGATGCAACGAATTCCAAGACGGTCGAAATGAATTGTTATAAGAATCTTGCAAAACAGTATCGTTATCGGATGTATGTTATTGATATGACGGACCTTCCGATCGAGGAATGCAAACGAAGAAACGCTCAGAGAGAATGGCTAAAGCGAGTTCCTGAAGCGGCTATTGATAAGATGTACGCTCGGTTTGCTACTCAAAAAGTTCCTTCTGGCGTGACAGTTCTTCCTTCTACTACGGATGTGATGTCCGATTTGAACTACTGCCCGAATGACTTTAACCAGTGGAAAAAGATACATATCATCGGTGATATTCATGGCTGCTATACCTGCTTGAGTGAATACCTTGGTGAGATGAAGGACGACGAGCTTTATATCTTCGTTGGTGATTATCTCGATCGTGGCATCGAAAACGTTGAGGTATTCAAGTTCTTGTGTGATGTTGTAAATAACAACCGCAAGAATGTGATCCTTTTGGAAGGGAATCACGAGCGTTGGCTGAACAAGTGGGGGCATGATGAACCGGTTCAGAGTGAAGAGTTTGCAAACTACACTCGTCCGCAGCTCTTTAAAGCTGGTATTGATAAGAACACTGCTCGTAAGATCTATTCCAGAGTCGGCCAGTGTGCCTACTTTGAGTATGATGGTAAGCGGTATTTCGTGAGCCACGGTGGTTTGAGTTATCTGCCTTATTTTCTTCCTTTCGTATCTGCTGATCAGATGATCAAAGGTGTAGGTCGCTATCCTGATATGCTAACCGTGGCTGAGTCTTGGGAAAAATCGATGCCTGATAGCTATATTCAGATCTTCGGTCATCGAAATGTGCAGGATGTTCCTATTGATATGGGACATCGGTGCTACAACCTCGAAGGAAAAATCGAGTTTGGTGGATATCTCCGTTGCGTGGAACTTGAACACGGTCAGCCCGTCAAGTGTGTAGAAACCAAGAATGATGTATTCCGAAAAGAGGAACCAAAGACCGAATCTGCCGTTGAAATGAAAACTGAGTTCGATAACGCAGAACTTGTTAGTAAGATGCGTCAAAGCAAATATGTGTTTGAGAAGCGATTCGGAGATATTTCTTCTTTCAACTTCTCTCGTGAAGCATTTTATAAGAAGCACTGGGATGAGGTTTCTACCAAAGCAAGGGGATTGTTCATTAACACAAAGACGAATAAGATTGTAGCTCGAAGCTATGATAAGTTCTTTGCGGTTGATGAGCGGAATGAAACGAGAATTGAAAACTTACAGAACACTTTGAAGTTCCCGGTGACTGCGTATCTAAAAGAGAACGGATTTCTTGGTATCATTTCGTATGATGCAGAACAGGATGGTCTGTTCATTGCAAGTAAATCCACTCCTGAAGGGCCTTTTGCAGATATGTTCCGAAAGATTCTCATAGATACGACTTCTGATGAAGACCGTAAGAATCTGAAAGAAGTTGCAAAAGAGAATGGTTCCATCATTTTTGAGGTGATTGATCCTGTGAACGATGCTCATATCATCGAATACAAGAAACCGCACATTGTTTTGCTGGATATTGTTGCGAATGATATGAACTTCAGTGTGATGGATTACGATGATCTGAAGCGTATTGCTGAAAAGTGTCATTTGCAGATTAAGGAGAAGGTTAAGATCTTTGAGAGCTGGAGTGAATTCTATCCTTGGTATGAAGAAGTCATGAATGAGAATTATCTGTACCATGGCTTTGAACACGTTGAAGGCTTTGTTTTGCGAGACAGCAACAATTTCATGTTTAAGATGAAGCTTCCTTATTATAAGCACTGGAAGTTCTTGCGTGGTGTCATGCAGAGCGTTCAGAAACGTGGTTATTATGAAAACACTGCCAAGCTGTTTACTGCTGAAGATAACCTATTCTATGGTTGGATGCGTGAGCAACGAGAGAAAGATCAAGAGTCTTTCTGCAAGAAGGGTATTATTCAGCTGCGGAATGAGTTCTACGCAAGTCAGCAGAAGAGTTGAGTTAAAATAGAAATTTTATCGTGATTTTCGTTAAAATAATTAACGAAGTATCGTGATATTTCTTCCTCCGAAAATGCCATGCGCGGGGCTGACAGCCGGGAAAGACCGGCAATATGGGGATATGGTGAAATTGGCAGCCACGCTTGATTCAAACTCAAGTGTCGAAAGACGTATCGGTTCAAATCCGATTATCCCTACCATGAAGATCAGTTGTTCTAGCTCGTTCGGGGATTGGCCGTACATTGGCGACCGGAAAGACGTCACACCGGTAAAGGACGTCAAGCCAGACAAGAAGAGAAATAAGGTGTAAGCCGACTAGCTATCGGATAAATACTCTTCGGTTCGCCAGAAAACTAGAATGTAAAACGAATGGTTGGCTGTTTCTGATCTTCTTTTTATATGCGCCCGTGGTGGAATCGCAGACACAGGAGACTTAAGATCTTCTGCCAGAGATGGCGTGCGGGTTCAAGTCCCGCCGGGCGCATTTATATCTGGGCGTAGCGAAGTTGGTATCGCACCTGTTTTGGGAACAGGGGACCGCAAGTTCAAACCTTGTCGCTCAGACCAGCCCGAAAGGGCAAGGAAAAATTGTCCTCACATTATTCCCGGCTCTCTGGAAACGGAGCAGTGTGACGTAGTAAGCTGGGTATATGATGCGCCATCGCCAAGCGGTAAGGCAGAGGACTTTGACTCCTCCATCGTAGGTTCGACCCCTGCTGGCGCAATATGCGGATATGGTGGAATGGCAGACACGCCAGACTTAGGATCTGGTGCTTCGGCGTGTGGGTTCGATGCCCACTATCCGCACCACGGTCATAGAATGGTTGCGTACCGTTTGTTGATCTCCTTTACTATTATTCCCAGCTCGCCAGTGATGGTGCAGTAGTGCTTTGTAAGCTGGGTGATTGTGCAGCTATGGTGTTAGTGGTTAGCACATCTGCCTTCCAAGCAGAGAGGGCGGGTTCGAGTCCCGTTGGTTGCTCCAATCTCGTATGGGTAGGATTTTTAGCGGTCAAATCCGGCTGCGCCTGTGCGAGATACCACCCCGAAAGGGGCGAGATATAGGAAATGTGCATCACTGTTATTCCTTCCTCGTCTATATGATATAGATGCAATAGTGTTTTATAAGGAAGGTCCCCAGTTGAATAGTTGCAGCTGTTTGACTGGTAATATGGGATAGTAGCTCAGTTGGTCAGAGCTGGCGGCTCATAACCGCTTGGTCGCGAGTTCAAATCTTGCCTGTCCCACCAGCCCGAAAGGGCGTACATAAAATCTGCTAGAACTTTTGTTTTATAAGCGAATGAATAATACGACGTTAATACGTCTATTATTTTTTGCTAATTTTTAAAGTTTTAGCTATATAACACAGGACACGAAAAGGAGGTGGTTTGGTGAAACATTATGGAAATATTTGCGAGATTGATGGTTCTAAGATTGAGCCTGTCTCGTGTATCACTGGTGGTTCACCTTGTTAGCCAAGACCTTTCTATTGCCGGCAAGCGGGCAGGTTTGGCTGGAGAACGGTCTGGTCTATTTATGGAAATGATTCGTGTGATAAAGGAGATGAGGGAGGCCACCAATGGAGAGTATCCAAAATTTGCAATCTGGGAAAACGTCCCAGGAGCCTTTAGTTCAAACAACGGAGAAGATTTCAGAGCCGTGTTGGAAGAATTTGCGCACATTAAACAACCAAACATTATTATTTCTAGACCTCCGAAAGGAAAATGGAGCAAAGCCGGAGCAATCTCAGGAGACGGATGGAGCTTGGCTTGGAGACAGCTCGACAGTCAATATTTCGGAGTGGCTCAGCGTAGAAAACGTATCGCTCTTATCATCGACCTTGGAGGCCAGCGCGCCGGAGAAATATTATTTGAGCGCACGAGCCTGTCAAGGTATCCTGACCCGTGCATCCCGACGTGGCAAGAGACTACCGGAGCTGCTGGAAGCCGCATTGCTGGAAATGATCGAGTGGTGGCAGAGGGGCGGAACGCAGCCTACACCTTGAAAATACGTTCGGGATGCGCAGGCGGCGGCAAGGGTGCGCTGGTGCAGACAGAGAAAACCGGGACGCTATTCCAGCCCGTTCTAATTCTGAACGACCAAGGTGGTGGAGTAATGGGCGTGTCTTATAACGTGACTGGAACATTGCGAGCAGCGGAACACGGACACCAACCTATTGTTCTAGAAAGTAACCAAGTCCATGCAACGGTTTCACAGACCGGCATCTGCCCAACGCTTCCAGCAAGCATGGGTCTTGGCGGCGGGTATGTTCCAATGGTCACGGAAAGAAAAATATTTGATGCACGAAGAAATGGCGACGGCCAGATAGTGCCCACCATCACCGGCGACCACGAAAGCCGGATCACGGATTACACGGCCATTGCAATCGAACGCAAGACTTTCAGCGAGCAGTCGTTCAGCCACTACAAAGAAAGCGGAAAATGCTCAACCTTGAAAGAGAAAGCTGGGAACATCGGAAATGGCAGCGAGTGCCTGATTGCAGAGAAAACCATCCGTTGGATTGTTCGCCGCTTGACTCCTGTCGAGTGTGAACGGTTACAGGGTTTTCCTGATGGATGGACCGATATTGGCGAGTGGGTTGACGAGAATGGTAAAAAGCACAAGCCAGCCGATTCTCCTCGGTACAAGTCGCTCGGCAATTCGATTGCTTTGCCTCAGTGGTATTGGATTTGCCAGAAGATGAAGCCGTATATCGGTGAAAATCCTACACTTGGTAGCCTTTTTGATGGGATTGGTGGCTTCCCGCTTGTCTTCGAAAGTACATATGGTAAAGGTACTGCTATCTGGGGATCTGAAATTGAACCGTTTTGCGTTGCGGTGACAAAGAAGCATTTTCCAGAAGACTAAATCTCATAAAAGGTTAATTCAAATAAGAGGTGACACGATGAACAGCAAAATTCCTGTCAATGCAACCATCGACTCCGGCTCTTTGAGTATTCCGGCAAGTCCTATCTTCCAAAAGGAAAAGAATACATATCTTTGTCCGTTTTGTGTGACGAAGCTGGAAAAGTTCGAATACGAGTGTTCTGATTGTCATCATAAGTTGGATTGGAGCCGATGGACTGATAAGAACGTCAAGCATGATTGCGGTTTTAGTTGAGGTGAAGTGCTGTGAAAGTCGGATACATTCAAGAGTATGATTTGAAGCTCAATCCGCATCTAACTGAGAAGTTTAAGTTTCGTGAGGAATCGTTCACTCGTCATATTTCAAGTCGTGGTGACAAGGTTCGTAGCAAGATGTTTTATGGCTCGATTGATTATGATGAAATCAAGACCAATGCAGACATCATGAAGAAGAATCCAAAGATTATTTTGATTCGTGAGCCATTTTTACTTGACGATGAGCTTCGTGAAAAGGTTGTTAAGTGGGTCGAGTGGGCAAATAAAGCCGACCCTAGTGAGTATAATCCTTTTGTAAAGAAGGAGTGACACATATGAACATAGATTTCTTCCAACGGCGCAAGACACAGCTTGAAGATACGCTTCTTTTAAAAAATCAGGCCGTCGATATGCTTGATTGTCTAAAGACACACTGCATCAACAACGACCAGTATTGTGCCATTCGAGATTACATTGAAGAAGCTGCTAAGATTCTGGAGAGTGACCTCGAATACGCAAACAACAAGTTGCAGTCCGCATTCAGACCTAAGTATGGTCGGAACAGCAGACTGACTCGTGCTCAATCTAAGATGTTCCGTGATAGAGAATATTAAAAATGGGGTGATGCCGTATGAACACATGTAAGAAAATATGTAACTGGTGTGGTCGTGAAATCAAGCCGATAGGTAGCGAGCAGGGAATCAGTTTTGAGCATAAATACTCTTATGGTAGCCAACTTGACGGTTCGCTTTTGAGTTTTGATTTGTGTCCTGAGTGTTCAGGACGGCTCCCAGTAGTGCTTGGCGCAATGTTTGTACATAATCCCTTAAAGGACGATTTCTAACGGCGGGTGCCGTATGAAATATAAGCCATCAATAAACCAGACGGAGGATAATACATAAAATGAATAGTGCATGAATTGATTTAAGACGATAACAGGAAACATAAGTGATTATCAATGAAACAAAATTACATAAAGGAGACTTGATATGGCAGATAGAATTTTTAATCTTCCTCAGACCAGTGGTTCTTTTGAGATGGCTGGTAAGGTCACCGGCACCCAGCGTAGTAACTTCTATAACGAGAAGGAGACTAAGAGTGGTGCTATGCGCCGTGTCCTGAGCTTTGGTGTTCAGACTTCCAATGAAAACACTTTCTATGTTGATCTGGCTGGTATGCCTCGTGATAAGGTTTACTTCTTCCGCCGTGCCGATAAGGACAAGGGCATCGAGAAGGATAAGAAGGAAGTCGCTTGGAAGGATCGTCTGACTTATGTTGCACCGGAAGGCTATGACATGATTGGTGTTAAGGTCGGTGTTACCAAGAAGACGAATGAGTCTGGTAAGGTCGTCAATGATAACAAGACTCTGACCGACTTCGATGCAGCTAAGGAAATCTCCGAGAACCTGCATGACGGTGACAATGTGTATGTCCGTGGCAATATCGAGTACAGCACTTACAACGGTAAGCACCAGATTCGCTTTGTTCCTACTCAGGTGTCTCTGAGTTCAAAGGAAATCGACTTCGATGCAGAGGGTTTCGAGGAGCTGGCTCTGTTTACTCAGACCGTTGTGTACACTGGTTGCCGCAAGAGCGATGAGGGCGATGAAGTAATTGTCGATGCCAAGATTGTGAATTACAACACCATCGAGGACGCTGAGTTCTTCATTGACTATAAAGCAAACGCTCAGAATAAGGTTCTGGCTGATTCTATTCGTAAGCGTCTGAAGTCTTATACTAGCTTTGAATGTTTTGGCCCCATCGTCAATCAGCAGAAGGTTGAGGAAGTTGAGACTGAGAATATTTGGGGTGGTCCTAATAAGATGAAGCGTCAGAGCACTCCGGCAGTTCGTAAGCTGTATATCGAGGGTGTTAATCCTGATTCCTTTGATCCGAATCCCGGCGACAAGGAAGCGAAGCCCACTTACACGGAGGACAATATCTCCGAGGCGCGGGCAAAGATTGCTGCCAATACTCAGGCAAAAAAGGACTTTGATGGCAAGGCTGCTGAGAACGACACTTCTTGGTGGGGTGGTTCCAATAAGTCTACTGTAACTTCTGTAGATGAGGAAGATATCAACTGGGGCTAAAATTTTTTAGTCTTAGCTATGTAATACAGGATATGTAAGGAGTTTAGTTATGCAGAATACTCTTGAGTATACCGCCTATAATGGCATGAAATTTTACATTGTCTACATCGAAGCTCTTGAAAAAGAGCCAGAAGAAGATTCTCCCATGATGTCTATTGTGTTCACTACGCATCCTGAAATTATCGCAGAAGCTAAAGCTGACGCGGAATGCAATGATGGTGCTGTTCCGGTGGGGTGCAAGGATCTTCTAGTTGACAGTGTAGATAATATCACTCGTCAGTTAGATTATGTTGCTCATGCGGTTGAAACTGGTGATCCGTGGTATGAGTGTTTGAAAGTTTAATAAAAGAAAAGATTTAGAGAGGAATTTACATATATGGCTATTGTTTGTGATGCATCTGCTATTCGTAAGAAGCTTCGTATGCTTGTGTATGGCGAGCAGGGAACTGGTAAGTCTCGATTTGCTATGCAGTTCTGCTACATGAAGACTCCTGAAGGCCGTCCGTTCCGTGTTCTGTATCTGGATACTGAGTCTGGTTCTATCGACGATTATCGTGAGGAACTGATGGAGAATGGGCTCGACCCGATGAATCTCCGTATCGTTTACACTCAGTCTCTCGCAGAGGTACAGGATTTCATTCATACCGTTGCTGACAATGAGGACTTCGAGGATGAGGATGGTAATGTTTGGCTTGACGCTGACGGTAAGCCTTTCCGTGCCGATGCTATCGTTGTTGATTCCGCAACCATTCTTAATCTGACTACGAAACAGGGCTTGACTAATTTCTCACAGAAGCGTGCAAAAGTTAAGGCTGCAGCACAGGGTCTGACCGGTGATGAGAAGTCGGTGAAGATCGAGGGTGCTGGTATGGAGTTGAAGGATTATCAGCAGCTGAATTTTAAGGGTCAGTCCCTGATTCTGGATCTGAATGCAACTGGTGTGAGTTACATCGTCATTTGCCGTGAGAAGGATGAGACTGAAACCAAGCTGGTGAATGGTTCTTCTGTGAGCGTTTCTACTGGCCGCAAGATTCCTGATGGCTTCAAGGGTCAGGAGTACAATGTCGGCACCGAGTTCCGTATGTACCATCCCAGCGATGATAAGTCTATCAACTTTGCTTATTTTGATAAGGATCGTACCGGTGTTCATAATGGCGGTGAGGTTGTAGAAGACCTGACTCTGCTTGAGTATCAGGAATATCTCGACCGTTCCGCAAAGAATCGTGAGGTCATTATCAAGAATGGTCTGAACGATGCAGTCAAGACGGAAATGAAGCTGCGTGCTCGTGAACTTGGTCTTGATGACAATGATATCAGTGATGATGCTCCTGCAGAGAACGCCTCCGAATCCAAGGAGCCTTCTCTGGACGACATCAAGGCAAAGCTGAACGATCTGATTGCTTCCGCTTCTCCTGTGAAAAAGAGCGCAGCACAGAAGGCTGTTAAGGCGGCTGGCCTGTCTACCGCATTCCGTTCTATGACTGATATTGAGGAACTGAAGAAGGTCGCCGCAATCATGGAGAAGGAACTGGCTTAATGGAACTAACCCGTAAATGCAAGATTTGCGGGAAGAATATTTTCATCGAGCGAGACCGTAGCACTTTTTTCTACGACAAGACTGGCTTTTACCATAAGGATTGTTTTGTAGAAAAGAAGAAAAATCAAAAACGCCCTTGGACAGATGACCTGCTAAGGGCATTTTTTGACAAAGTGAATGACACTACGGACAAAAAGATCGATGATCTTCTTTCCAAAAAGAGAGAGCAAGACCACAATCGTGAGCTTGCACATATCAAACAGGAAGAAAAAAAGATTCTTTTCGACCATATTCGAGATACATACGCTCCGGCGGTTGTTCCGGGTAGCTTCTACTCGAAACTTACGCAGTTGATTTCCGGTAATTATTACAAATATAGAGGTTCGATCCCTCCGCTAGAACTTTACGATATGTGGGTTCTAGCGAAACCCCGATTAGATAAGATAATTGCCGAGAAAGAAGCTAAGGGTTGCGATATGAGCCAGCGATGGAATTACGATTTGGCTGTTTTGTTGGCGCAATATCCTAGTTATCTTGAACGGAAAGAAAGACTAGCTTCGATTCGCCGTGAAAGCGAAAGCAAAACGAAGGAAAATCTGACTGAAACGGTACTGAAACGGATGAAAACAGCACCGAAACAGAGTAAAAACGAGAACGAAATTGATATAAATGCAATTCTCGATGAAATATAAAAGAGGGAGGTGGATGAGTGGAACTCATTTCAAATATCCCGAACGAAATTCTATTTGTTGGCGCAATTTACAAGCATCCTGACTATTTGGTCGAGTATGGGCATTACGTCAAGAGCAAGTACGATTTTGCCGATGAAGCAACAAAATTTTTCTACGATGCAGCGTTAATTATTTACGAAACTCGGACTCAAGAATTTAATAAAACGTCTGTTTTAACGTTTATGGCTGAAGACGAGTCCAGATTGTCCCAATACAAGCGGCTGAAGGGCTGGTCAACCATTGAATACTACATGAGCCTTGCGAATGATGATGATATCAAGGGATATTTCAATATCCTGAAGAAATATTCGCTACTTCGTGAGTATCAGCGTAATGGATTCAATATTGAAGGAATCTTGAAGCACCGGCAGTTTGAAATGTTTGGTGCTCAGGACATTTACAAATTGATTCGTGGCAAGGCCGACAAGATCAATACGGTTATTATCACAAACGATGATGCTGAGATTTTGAATAATGGTATGCTGCCAATGGTCAATGAGCGTCTGAGTGTTCCTGATATGGGCTTGCCGTTCCAGTATCCTATCATGAATGATTTGTTCCGAGGATTGAAGCTGGGCACTGTGATGTTCAATGGTATGCCATCTAACGCTGGTAAGACTAGATACATGATGGCAATTGTTGCCTACGTCACATTGGTTCAAAAGCAGAAAGCTCTTCTGCTGCTGAATGAGATGGATCTCGAATCTGTCCGGTACTGCTTACTGGTCACTGCCATCAATAATCCTGAGTTTCAAGAACTGCATGGTCATCGCTTCCACAAGGATGAGCGAGAAATCACCCTTGGAATGTATCGGGATGCAAATGGAAATTTCATCTTCAGAAAACAAAACGAAGACGGAGAATACATAGAAAGTATTGACGAGTTCACCGCTCGTGTCTACGAGGAAAGCGAAGAGTATCGTAATGTGCTTGATGTTTGCCAGTGGATTGAGAGCGAATCACAAGGCTTGATTATCGCAAAAGATGTCTCTGCTGATTATAGTGACAAGTCCCTACGATTTGAAATCCAGAAGGCAGCTCTCACTCAGGGAGTTAAGTATGTGTTCTACGATACTCTAAAGAATGACATTGCATCTATTGGTGAATGGGCAGCGTTTAAAGTCACAGCCACAGAGCTTGAAGAGATTGCGAAAAACCTGAAGATCTTTATCTATGGCAGTATCCAGTTGGCCGAAAACGCTCATGAGTATCTTCCTGATGAGCTGAATTCAAATAATATTGCTGAGTCAAAAATGATTAAGCATGTTGCTTGGACGATGGTTCTATTCAAGGAGATTCCAAAAGATAAGTTTGTGAAGTATCAATACATTTCTCATGACCCTGAGTGGGGCGGTGACTGTGCCCATCAGCTAAATCCAGATAAGCGGTATTACGTTGGAAACATCGATAAAAACCGTTTTGGTGAGAAAAAGAAAATCATGTTTGAAGTGAATTTGAACCAGAATGTCTGGAAAGAGGTCGGTGTCTGCACCAGAAAGTAAGGAACTACAATGGTAAATATCGCAGATCTGAAAAATTACATTCTTGAAGAACAACAGATTAAGCCGATTCTGGAGGAACTTGGTTGTCATCACATCAGTCACAAGACTGGTTATTACCAGTGTGCAAATCCAGATGGTGACAATAGAACGGCACTCTGTATCTACGAGAATGAAAATCTTACTGCGGTAGATTACACACGAGATATTGCCAATGGAAAGACCAGTTATGATTTGATTTCTGTCGTCCAGTTCTTTCTGGAACTGTCTTTCCCAAAATCTATTAAGCAAATCTGCGAATGGGTTGGACTTGACTACTATCACAACTTCGAGGAAGATCTTCCTAAAAGTATGTTGATTCTAAAAGAGCTCATTGCCATGCAAAATGAAGGTGAAGAACACGAGGATGACCGTCCGATAGTCCCCATCTCCGAAGCCATCCTCGGTTATTACAAACCTTATGTGAACCAGATCTTTGCTGACGATGGAATATCTTATGAGACGCAGCAGGAATTCGAGATTGGCTTTGATGAGCTGACAAATAGAATCACGATTCCAATTAGAGATGAAATTGGTACTCTGGTTGGTGTAAAGGGAAGATACTTTGGCAAGCCGCCTGAAGGTGAATTAAAGTATCTGTATCTTGAGCCGTGTGCCAGAAACCGTATTCTGTATGGCCTGTATAAGACAGAGCCGTACATTAAGAATAAAGGTCTGGTATATGTTGGTGAAGCTGAAAAGTCTGTCATGCAGATGTGGAATATGGATGTCTGCAACTGTGTAGCGACCGGTGGCAAGAAGGTTTCACAGAATCAAATTGAAATCTTAACACGTCTTTGCGTTGATATTTGTTTTGTTTTTGATAAAGACGTTCAGCTTAGTGAGCTTATGGTTCTCGCCAATCGATTTGTCGATGGCGTAAGTGTGTATGCTGTAGTAGATGATAAAGGGATTCTGGATGAAAAGGAAGCCCCGACTGATAATCCTGAAAAATTTAAGGCATTGATTGAGAACTGTGTTAGGAGAATTAAATGAATGTAAAACTCTGGAAGGGGAGTAGAAACGACCTATCAGACCCGATTGGAACGATTATGGAGAACAGAGGGGTTGAGGATTATAAGACCTACATGAACCTAGATGATTCTTGTCTGAATTCTCCGTGGGAACTGGACAACATGGAAGATGCTGTCAGGCTGTTGAACAAACATATCTGGAACAAGTCTATTATTTCTATCCTTGTAGACTGTGATGTGGATGGATTCACAAGTGCTTCAATGATGTTTCAGTATTTGAAGACGATTGGTTATTTTGGAAAAATCAATGTTCTGCATCATAGTGGCAAGGAACATGGACTCTCTAAAGAAATTGAGGTTTCACCTGAAACTACCTTACTGATTATTCCTGATGCTGGCAGCAATGATGTTGAGCAGTGTAAGGAACTCCGTGAAAAGGGCATTGATATTTTGATTCTTGACCATCACATCTGCGACAGAGAGAATCCTTACGCAGTAATCGTCAACAACCAGAACGGTACATATCCTAATAAGGAATTGTCTGGCGCTGGCGTGGTGTATAAGTTTCTTCAAGCCGTTGATGAAGATAATTGGACTGATGTTGCAGACAGGTATCTTGATTTAGTGGCAGTCGGAAATATCGGTGACGTTATGGATATGCACTCGCATGAGACAAAGCGCCTTTGCACAAAAGGTCTTGCACGAATTGTAAATCCGATGATTTGTGCTCTGGTTGAGGCGAATAGTTTCAACATCAAGGGTGACCCGACTATCAATGATATTCAGTTCTACATCGTTCCGATGATGAACGCACTGATTCGTGTTGGCTCATCCGAGCAAAAGAAGCGGATGTTCCGTGCGATGGTCGGTGAGGAACAGACGTTCCAGTACACTCCGACTCGTGGCAAGAATGCCGGTGTCACGATTGACGAGACTCTGGCACAGCATGTGGCTCGTGAGTGTTCGTCTTGCAAGTATCAGCAAAATAAAATGAGGGACAAAGCAATCCCGGAACTTCAAGAGGCCATCAAGAGAAACGGAGCAGACAAGAGCAAGGTCCTTTTTTGTGACTCTACAGGAGTATTGGATAGCCGATTGACTGGCGTGGTGGCTATTAAGTTGGCAGAAATGTATAGTCGCCCGTGTGTGTTACTTCGAGATTTTGCTGATGAGCCTGATGTTTATGGCGGTTCAATGCGAAATCCAGATGGATCTCCGATTGAGGATTTCAAAAAGTTTCTAACAAATACTGGAGATTTTGAATCCGTTTCTGGGCATGAAAATGCAGCTGGCGTAAGAATCAAAAAAGAAAATATCTTTAAAGCTATTACAGATTGTGATGAATTGCTAAAGGATACCGTGATGGATAATGCCACGGTATTTGATTTTGTATTTGATTACGACCAGCTTGGTATTGCACTTATTAAGAAAATGCATGAAATGCAGAAGGTATGGGCACCAGGTATTCCTGAACCACTGTTTCTTATTCAGAAGATTCCGCTTACTCATGATAGTTGCAAGCCAATGGGAAAGAACGGAAATATGTGGCGGTTCAGCGACGAAGAGAAGGGGATTGATTTTGTGTGCTTTGCTGATAATGGCCGAATGATTGACTGGATCAACAATGACTTTTATGGTGGTCAAGAAGAAAAATACATCAATGCTGTATGCCGGTTGTCTTTGAATCAGTATGGAAACAAGGTGACTCCGCAGGCACAGATTGTTGATTTTGAGGTGATTTGATATGGGAAATTGGAAACGTGCTATCGCCATCGACTTTGATGGCACTCTCTGTGAGAATAATTATCCTGATATCGGTGAGCCAAACTGGAATGTCATTTATCAAGCAATTCAGGAACAGAAACACGGTGCTGGTCTGATTCTCTGGACTTGCCGTGAAGGAAAGCTTTTGTATGATGCAATGGAGGCTTGCTTTGATTGGGGCATTCAGTTTGATGCAATCAATGAGAGTCTTCCTGAGTGGAAAGAGCATTTTGGCACTGCTCCTAGAAAGGTTGGGGCTGATGAATATTGGGACGATAAGGCTGTGCCTGTGAAAGATGGTAGTCTCGATATTAAAAACAACGAGAAATTGACCATTGAAGAATTAAAAGAAATGGCTGGACTGCCAGTTTGGTGCTCTGATTCCGAATGCTGGACATTAGTGGAGTGCGATAAGAAAGGCCCATGGAAGGACGTTCCTTTTGTTTCTTTTCGGAAGAACGGATCTTCGTTTACATGGAACGTTGTAAATCGAGAGCTTTCTTGCTATCGAGGAAAGGTATAAGCCTATGGCAGTTTACATTACAGGTGATATTCATGGCGATTACAATCGGTTTTTAGAGCTAAATAAATTTTGTATTAAACATAGGCTTGGAAAGAACGACTGGATCATCTGTCTTGGTGATGTTGGTCTAAACTATTATGGTAAGGATAACATCAACGAATGGAGAGTTAAGACCATTGCTGCGGACATCCCTGCGAACTTATTCTGTATTCATGGCAACCACGAGCGCTGCCCGTCTCGTAAGGATGGTTATAAAACAAAGGAAATCAGTGGAGATATTTGCGGTAAGGTGTGGCATGACCCACATTATCCCAATCAGTATTTTGCTATTGATGGCGAGGTCTATCAAATTCTTTCTGGTGTAGAGATGTTAACCTGTCTTGTCTGTGGCGGAGCTTATTCTGTAGATAAATATTATCGGTTGGAACGTGGCTGGAATTGGTGGCCGGATGAACAGCCGAACGAGAAGACTAAGAAAAAGATCTGGAATATTACACATGACCCTCAAATCGATGACATTGATGTTATGCTCACGCATACCTGTCCATTCCGGTTTATTCCAACTGAATTGTTTATCGGTGGTATTGATCAAAGCACAGTAGACCAGTCAACTGAAATATTCTTTGATAATATATATGAATGCTATCCTAACGATTGTAAACCATTCTGGTACTTCGGCCATTTCCATGGCAACAAGTACACCGATGACTATGTGATGCTTTTCGACGATATTATTAAGTTTGGAGATAAGGTGAATACGAATGAGTGAATATCATGTGAGCTGTGGTATGTTTGGTATTTACGCAGGGACTGTTAAAAAGAATGGAACCGAGTGGAAAGATAAAACTCGTGTCACAGATGAAGCTATCGAGGCAGTTCGTGATTGGCTTCTTTCTGAAGCTCAGTTCAACAATAGAACTTTTGGTGGATACACATGGACAACAAAAGACGGTAAGACTGTAACTTTGAGAGTGTCCATTGAAGATAAGGAGCAGACAGAATGATTAAAGACAAAAATTTACGAGTGCTTGATTACATTGACGGCAAGGAAATCCTCATTCAGATGGGAGAGGAAGGTTCGGAACTATCAAAGGCTGCAATAAAGTTTTATCGTGCAATTGACATGAAGAATCCAACACCGGTAAGCATCAATGAAGCTTACGAAAATCTCGTAGAAGAATTCGGTGATGTACTGAACTGTATCTACGCATACTTTGATGATGACGCAGACAAAATTTGGAAGTTCACTGTAGAGGCAGATAAGATTGCTGATGAGAAGCGCAAGCGTTGGATTAAGCGCCTGAAGGAACGCAATCAGTTTTAATGGTGAAAGGAGAATAGATGTCAGATAATTTTGTAAATCTTCATGTACATACAGCGCAGGGTTCGTTACTTGACTCTATTCTTACCGTCAAGGAACTTGTAGACTTTGCCAAAGAGAATGGTCAGAAGGCTATTGCTGTTACGGATCATGGCAAGATGCACTCTTTTGTTGACCAAGTTAAGGCTTGTAAAGCAGAAGGTATTAAGCCTATCATTGGCTGTGAAGTTTATGAAGTAGATAATCAGGCAGAGAAAGCCGACACAAAAGACTATAAACAACCTCGTTACCATCTAGTTTTACTAGCGAAGAACGAGACCGGTTTAAAAAATCTATTTAAGGTTGTTTCAAATGCTTGCGTTGATGGCATGTATAAAAAGCCTCGAACTTCTTTGAACATCATTGAACAGAACGAGTGGGGTAAAGGTATCATCTGTCTTACAGCCTGTCAAGTTGGTCGAATGAGTAGATTACTTGTTGATGGCAACGAGACTGAAGCATGGCAGTTATGGAACAAACTGAAATGGATCTTTGATGACGTGTTTATGGAAGTTCAGTCTCATGATACGTCAGATCAGGCTGAAGCTAATGCAAAAATTGCAGCTTTTATCAAAAAGTACAATCTTCCGTATACCATTACAACCGATGCTCATATGCTTTCCAAGGAAGATGTTGATGCACATTCAGTTTTTGTAGAAATTGGAGAAGGACGAGAAGTTGGAGAAAGTTATGTTGACTGCTATCTTCAAACTGAAAACGATGTTTTGAAAACATTGTCAAACCAGTTTGATGAAGACTTCATTCGAGAGGGCTGCTCAATGTCTGTGAAAATCGCAGACATGATTGATGATATCGATATCGGTCTTGGACAGCCGAACCAGATGCCAGAAGTGAAAATTGAGGGAAAATTTGATTCTCATTTTGATTATCTTCGGCACCTTGTATATGCCACTTTTAATAAAAAATTCGGGTGGATGAGTGAAGTGGAACAGCAAACCCGGCGGAATCGTATTGAGATGGAACTGGATGTTTTGAAGTATGTTGATTATATTGACTATTTCATTATGCTGTATATGCTTTGCAAAAAGGCTGATGAACGCAAAATTCCTCGTGGGTACTCTCGTGGTTCTGGCGCAAATTGTCTTTGCCTTTTTATGGAGAATGTTACTCAGATTGACTCTGTTCGTTGGGATCTTGACTTCTCTCGTTTTGCAAACAAAGGTAGAAAGAGCCTGGCAGACTTCGACTTCGATGTCTCTAAACGTCGTCGAAAGGAACTTATTGCTATTGCAGAAGAACTTTTCGGCAAAGAAAATGTTGCTCCTATCGCTACGTTTAACTCTTTGTCTACAAAAGTTGCCATCAAAGATATTGGCAAAGTTCTGAACGAAGACCCAGAAAGCCCGTATTATATGCAGATTCCGTATGAATTACGTAATGAGGTCGCCAAGTTAATTCCGACTGTAAAAACGCTGGATGACCTTGGCGAAGAAGTTGAAAAGGAAGTTCTACTAAAGGATATCCTCGGAAAGAGTGAACAGCTTTCTAATGTATATGACAAGTTTCCTCTATGGTTCAAATACGTTATGCGTCTTGAGGGTCTGCCTAAGAGTATGGGTCGCCATGCTGCCGGTACATTGATTACGCCCAAGCCTGTCATTGAATATTGTCCTCTTTGTATGGACAGAGAAGGCAATCAGATGTGCCAACTTGAGATGCACAATGCCATGGATGATTTGTCGCTGGTCAAGATGGACTTCCTTGGTCTTGAGAATCTGGACATTATTGACGATACGTTAAAGATGGCTGGATTAACATGGGAAGATGTCGATATCAACCATCTTGATCTAAGTGATAAGGCTGTCTATGATACCGTCTACAAGTCGGGCAACACAATTGGCATTTTCCAGATGGAATCTGCAGAAGCACGAAAGATGTGTGTTGAAGCAAAGTGCGATAATGCTGAGGATATCATTGTTGTGAACGCAGCGAATCGTCCTGGTACTAAGGACAGCTTCCCAACGTATTGCTCCAATAAACTTCATCCAGAGACTATCAAACTACTCCATCCTGACATCAAACAGCTTTTTGCTAAGACGCAATACATTCTTCTTTATCAGGAACAGGCACTAGCGGTATTCCGCTATGCAGGATTCCCTGAAACTGAGGTTGACAATGCTCGTCGTGCTATCGGCAAGAAAAAGAAAGATGTTATGGCATCCTTGGAAGTTCAGTTCCGAGATGGTCTTCACAAGAAAGGATGGAATGATTACCAGATTTCTGAGATGTGGGCATTGATCTTGAAACAGGCTTCTTATTCCTTCAACCGGGGCCACGCAGTTGCTTATGGGCTTCTTTCTTACCTGACAGCATACCTGAAGACTCATTATACTGAGTATTTCATGGCTGCGTGTATGATTACTAAAGAAGATGATTCTGGCAAAATGGGTGTGTTTATCAATGAATGTGACCGTTTACATATTCGGGTCCTTCCCCCAAGTGTTAACAAGTCTGATATGGAATTTAAGGCCGATGCAGAGAAGCACACAATTCTGTTTGGCTTGAAAGCCATTAAGGGAATGGGCGAGAGTGTCGCATCAGGAGTGATTGCAGATCGTCCATATTCTGGATTGGCAGACTTTGTTCAGAGAGCAAACGGTGGCAAGATTGGCACTTCAAACGTTGTCAAGTTGATTAAGGCGGGAGCTATTCCAACAAAGGACAAGAGAAAAATCTTAATCACTTTTGCGAATATGGTTTTTGAGAACGAGTATAAAGAGAAGAGTTTCCACGAAATGGCATCTATCCCCAAGATCTCTATTCTCAAAGACGAATACGGAATTGACACAGATTCTATTAAAGACAAACCTACCAGACTCGCCTTATATAATAAGGTAAGAAGGGAGCGCTGGGAAGCGGACACATGGAATCGAAAGAAAGAAAAAGACAAAAAGCGGAATGCCTTTATGCAGGCGTTTGCTGAAAAGTATATGCAAGACGAGCACATGTGGGAATTTGAAACCCTTTCAATGTTCTTGACTAGCAATCCCATTAAGGATGCTTGCACCTATATTGATGCTGGTCTTGATACTGTAGAGGATGGCGGTGAGGCAACTGCTATTTGTGTCATCGTAGACATCCAAAAAAAGAAGGATAAACGTGGCAACCAGTTTGCATACTTACATGTTTACACGACAGGTGGTATTGTTGAAATGATTTGTTGGGCATCTCAGTATGCACGATATTCAAGTCTAATTTCAAAGGGTAGCGATCTTGCAATCCTTTGCAAGAGAAAAGAAAATTCGTACATTGTTGAGAAGATGAAGCCTTACAAACAGTGGCTGCATGATAGAGAGATAAAGCAATGAATGATGTTTTATATAATGGTGTTTTATATACTATTGACGGAGAGGTTCTTTGTGAATTTCCTGAGTTTAAAATTGATTGTTACAAAGATAAAACTGTAATTAAGATACATTGTACGAATTGTTGCGTCGTTAGAAAAGTTCAGAAGTGGAAGTTTGACTGCGCAGAACAATGCGAGCTTACCACAAAATGGTTTTATTGCAGAGTGTGCGGAGGACTGACAGAATTTAGATTAGGTGCATAATAAGAGGGTTATAAAGTGGCAGATAAGAAATTTAATGAAAATATGGTCCGTTGCTACATTAGGATAAAACGAGTCTTTTATCCGAAAGATGGGAGGGAGGTAGAGCCCGGCGGCTTCGCCACTTTCTCTGCCGAGGTGGTAAAAGTCAAGCAGGGAAATCCTATTATGAGTCGATATAGTGACCTCCGGCTAAAGGGCAACGTTCCTAGTCTCGATATGAATAAAACTTATTCGTTCTGCGGTGAATATGTTCATCATGAAAAATTTGGTGATCAGTATAAAATCATCTACATGAATGAGTTTCAAGAGATTACTGACCCAGAAGAGCAAAAAAGCTTTCTCCGTTTTATCTTGACTGACCATCAGTTTGAGATGCTCTATGAAGCATTTGAGAACCCGTATGAAATCATCAAGAACGGTGATGTCAAGTCTCTTTGTACTGTTAGCGGCATTACGGAAGGACGAGCGCAAAAGATTATTGAATCTTTTGAAAACAACATTGACAACAGTGAAGCGTACACGAAACTGATTGAGTACGGTTTGACTTCCAATGCTATTGAAAAGCTTGTTCGTCAGTATCACGGTGCAGACACTCTGGTAAGAAAAATTGAGGAGAACCCTTACGTCCTGATCGATGATGCGTATGGTATCGGCTGGAAAAAAGCTGACGCTCTTGCTTTGAATATGGGCTTAAAGCACAATTCGCAATTCAGAATTGAAGCTTACGTCATGCACTTTCTTGCCACCCGCGCCGAAGAAGGAAACTCTATCATCCCGGCAAATCAGACGATCAATAGCTGTATCAAGGAACTTGAATTGGATGAGGGCGACCAAGAAGTCATCAAAAGGGCACTTTTCCATCTACACGATGTCCGTAAAACACTTTGGTGGAGCGATGACCGTCAGGAATTTGCTTTAACTAGAGTGTGGAATCTGGAAGATAGTATTGCGAAGGAAATCAAGCGTCTGGCGGATGCTCCTGTTGAGCCGATTGGTCGAAATATGGATGCAGCAATCAATGAGGCCGAGGATGAACTTGGTATCGAGTACACTGAAGAGCAGAGAGATGCTATTAAAAAGGTATGCTCTAGCAACGTCTGTATCTTAACAGGCTACGGCGGAACTGGCAAAAGTACCGTTGTCGCTGGTGTTCTAAAGGTTCTTCGTGGTAAGTCTTTTGCTCAGACTGCACTTTCTGGTCGTGCCGCTGCTCGTATGCAGGAGATTACTGGTCAGGACGGTAAGACTATTCACCGTCTTCTTGGATATGACATCGAGAACGGTGGGTTTGTTCACGATAAGGACAATCCTCTGGATGAGGACATTATCATTCTGGATGAGACCTCTATGGTTGGAGCTCAGTTATTTTATGACTTGATTCAGGCAATCGAGACCGGCAAGCGATTCATCATGATTGGTGATGACGGCCAGCTTGAGAGTATCGGTATGTGTAACATCTTCAAGGATATGCTTGCATCTAAGGTCGTTCCTGTTGCTCGTTTGACTAAGATCCATCGTCAGGCAGCTAAGTCTGCAATTATCACGGAGAGCATTAAGGTTCGTAACGCTACGCAATTGGTGCCTTATGGCTGGGCTGGTAGTGAGATTCGTGGTGATCTTCGTGATTTGGAGCTTGATATCTATAAAGACGCAAGTGAATCATTCAACCACATCATCAATCAGTACCGTACCTTATATAATAAGATAGGGAATGATAGTGCGAAGATTCAGATTGTACTTCCACAGAAGTTGCGTGGTAGTATCTGTACTTATGAAGTCAATAATGCTATTCAGGAAATTGTGAATCCGAGTCGTGGTCAAGCAAAAGCAAAGGTCACAATCTATGGTGATGGCAAGGATAGGGTGTATACTCTGCGTGAGGGTGATCAGGTCATCATCAACAAGAACAACTATGAGCTTCACACATACAATCTCAAAACAAAGAAAAAAGAAGAGAAGTGTCCGGTGTTTAACGGAAACCGTGGCATTATCCGAAAGATTGAGAGTAGCTTTATCCTGGTTGATTTTGACCAGTGGGGAACAATCTTTATTCCACATTACTTTGGTGGGAATAACATCTGGGCAACACTTGAACTTGCTTATGCTTTGAGTTGTCATAAGTTGCAGGGCAGTGAGGCTCCGTATGTGATTGTTGGCATGGACAACTCTGCGTACCTGATGCTGACGAGAGAATGGCTCTATACGGCCATCACTCGTGCCAAGAAGTATTGTGTGATTTGTGCCGAAACTCATGCTCTTGATCGGGCTGTAAAGACTTCGAGAGTTCCATATAAGCGGACGTTCTTGAAGGAATTTTTACGGAAAGAATTTGCAGAAAAGCATTGACAATTATGTGAGCATCCTGTATAATATAGTTATAAAAAGTCTCCACACTGGAGGCTTAAAATTCTCTCTTTAACTATATAATACAGGATACGGGAAAGAAATGGCTTGCTCGTAACGACAAGCCTTTCTTTATTAGCTATAACTATATAACACAGGATACGCAAGGAGGCTTTATGACAGATAAGGAGCTCATAGGTAAGCTTGATGCAATGGTTAAGGCATTGCATCAAGCAAAGAAGAAGACGGACAAGACCCGCATTTTGCTGGATGCACGAAAAGATTTTGGAGATGAGGCTGACGAGCTGATGGCATTCTTCCGATTCCTGCTTGACCCGGCGATTGTGACTGGCCTGTCTGATGCAAAAATCAATAAGAAGGTAACTGCAAAGCCGGATATCGAAATTCAATATCTCAGCTGTGGATACCTTTATATTATGGGCGCTGGGCACAATACCGGCTCTGATGCATCCATCGCAACAATCCAGAATTATTTACATAAAAATCCTGAATACGAAGAGTTTCTGAAGCGACTGTTCACTAAGAACCTGCCGATCGGAGTCGAGGCAGCCACCATCAATAAGGTGTACGGCGAAGAGATCATTCCAGTCTGGGAGGTTCAGCAGGGATATCCGATTGATAAATATAAATTCAGAAAAGGTGAATTGATTTTTGCCTCGCGTAAACTCAATGGATCGAGGGGTACATATTTTAAGGGCGATATAATCTCTCGTCAGGCACAGAAGTTCGAGGGACTTGACCATATCATCAAGGACATTGAGGAAATCATTGGCACTGATTACGCAGTTGATGGCGAGCTGATTCGACGGAATATCGACGGATTAACTGATGGACAAAACTTCCGCGATACAATCTCCATCTTGAATAGCGACGGCAACGACAAGAGCCTGATTAAATTTGTCATTTTTGATATCGTGCCGGTTGATGAATTTGAGAGGGATGCTTGCACAGAGAATTACTCAGTAAGAAAGAAACGGCTGCTCGACCTGAAAAACAAGATTCAGAAGAACGGCACACAGAATATCGAAGTGGTCCAGATGGTCTACGAAGGCACTGATGTGAATGATGTCTATGATTGGCTCGATTATGCGGTTAAACACGATTGGGAAGGGCTGGTTGTGAACCGGCAGGTTCCATATCGCCGCACTCGTCACAATGGTTGCTTGAAGGTAAAACGATTCTATACGGTCGATCTACGAATCACAGCGATTGAGGAAGGTCAGAACCGTCTGGCTGGTACGATGGGCGCTCTTGTTGTTGATTATAATGGCAACGAACTTCGTGTCGGTTCTGGTTTTGATGATGCTACGAGAGCTGCCGTATGGGCAAATCCTGATGATTACATCGACAAGATTGTGGAGTGTAAATACAAAGAAGTCACGATGGACAAAAAGACTGGTCTTGAGTCTCTGCAATTCCCGACCTTTGTGCGATTCCGAGACGATAAGAACGAAGTAAGCTACGGCTAAGGAGGAGATTATGAATCTTTCCAAAAATTCCATTAAACACATTCTTCGGATTCTGGATAACAAATATGTCGAGGTTCCTACAAAGACATCCGCTTATAGCAGCGGCGGACGTAGAATTTTGACTCGTGATTTTGAGCCAAAGGAGTCACACGGAATGAATGGCTGGCAACGGATCGTCTATGTGCCGTCCGAAGGATATTTCTACGGAATTTATAACGGAAAATCGGAAGAAGATTGGGATATTCCAGATATCTGGTCTCCTGCACAGCTTGCTGATTTGTGAGGTGTAAAATGCTACTTTTAACGCAAAACAAAGAAATCGTAAATCTTGATCGTATAACCATCATTGATACTGCAAGCCTTAATATTTACGCAAGACAGGGAAATGGTGAGCGTGGAATCATTCTTGGAGGATACGATTCCGAAGAAAGGTGTAAGAGTGTTATTTGTGATATTTTTTATTGTTATAAGCTGAATGCACTTGCTTATATTATGCCAAATAACTAAAATGAATGATTTAAAAAAACTAGCTATCCCAAAGAAAGAACGACTTGAAGTTCAGCTTACGGATGGCACAGAAGAACACAATATATTGTACATAATTACATCTCTAGCCACTATTAAAGGTGCTGAGATTTTTAAAAATTTTCGTTTGTATTCTGTAGGCTCCGCCGGGGAGCTCAACTTATTAGAGAAGCGAGACGGCGATCCCTACTTTGATAAGCTGAAAGGAACAGAATATGAGTAATTCAATGAATCGAGAAGACCGGCGCAGAGAGCAGCGTAAGGCACGAATCCTTGCCCGGCGAATCAAGAAGGCCGGTGGCCCAGACTTTCTGGCGGGAATGCCAGTTGAAGAGTGGGAACCCAAGATTGGTGATGAAGTCACTATCAATGTAAAGAGAATTCAGGGTAAGAAAGATTTCTTTAAGATGAGTCCTCAGTATCAGGACTTTATCAATAGCCTTGAAGACGGAAAGCCTTACAAAATCACCAGTACTGGTATGAAGGGTCAAGTCTACGGCATTGACGCACATCCTTATTTCCAGATTTGGAAGGGTGACATGGAGCCCTACAAGGAGTCCTAATGAGGATGTACTTCAGAACGGATTATTATGCTTGTTACTGCGTGGAGTGCTTGAATCAAGTCATTTTAATGCGAAAAGGTTATTTTTATGATGTGATAGGTGAGGCGGATACTTTTTATCTTGTATGTACAGATAAAGGTGACCCATTTCCACAACCATTTAATATCGTAAAAATTCTCAAAGAAGATCTTGAAGATGACGTATATGTCGTGACTGGCAAGAGTAAAAAACTTGAGGAAGGAGGTGGGGCGATATGATTGGTATTGACCATCGTGAGCAGGGTCGTAAGGAACGAGCCCTTGCAGAATATTACAGAACCTTGGCTCGATATCCTACCGAGTGTGGAGAACCGATTACATATCAGTTGTCCGACGAGCAACTTAAACAGGTTCTCTGTGGAGAGGTTACTGTTGATGAGTTGATTGGAAGAGGTGAGGTAAGTGGTAGTTGATAAGTACGGGAATTCGTTTGGTGTTGGTGATTACGTATTGATTGCCGACCAAGCTTCTGAATGTAAATACATCGTAGTTGTTTCTGTTATACAAGTTGCGAAAATTGAATGGGATGAATATTGGGGCGATTACCGTGTTTATTTTGAACGATGGTATCCGATTGATGAACGTGGCGAGCTTCTTTATAACTACGCAAAAGATTGTGTTGTAACAACTGAACATAATTATCTTGTTGCTTTAAAACGCAGAGATGAGTGGGACAAGAAGGAGGCAAAAGAAAATGGTTGACGTTCTCGGCAAGAAAATTAGTATTGGCGATACAGTGCTTCGAGCAAGCACAAAGGGTCATGAAGGTATCACTTGGACGACGCACAAGGTTATTGGCTTCACCCAAAAGTATTTAAAGGTTGAGCCTGATGACTGGACAAAGAAGTTTGGAAGCAAAGATTATCAGCTGATTATGCCATTCAATAGCCTCGTTATCAATGAAGAAGATGCAAAGTATTTGGAGGATTAAATGACAGTTGATTTGATCGCGTATACACAGCGAGTTGTTCCTACAAGTGATAAGAATCCTTTAGATATTGTGGAGGAAGCTGCGAGTATTTGTTACGATTCTTCAATGACTGACGATTATAAGATTGCCAAGGGATGCAAGGCAAGCGGTCACTATTCTGTGCTCGAGCACATCAATTTTACGTTTTACGTCAAAGATGTAAGCCGAGCACTTCTGGCACAGATTAGTCGTCATCGACATATTAGCATGAGCTGTCGCAGTCAGCGCTATTGTAGTGAGGATGGGTTTAAGTATGTAAATCCGTTTACCGGTGAAGATGCTGATGTTTTCGATAATATGATGTCGGACATTGATACCGATTATCAGATTCTCAAGAAGTATCACAACGCCAAAAACGAAGACGCCCGTGCAGTTCTGCCAAATGCTTGCTGTACAGAGTTTTACATTACGATGAACGCTCGTGCTTTGATTGAAATGAGCCATCTTCGACTTTGTTCTAGGGCTCAAAAAGAAATCCGCGAGATGTTTACAGAGATGAAGAAGGAAGTTGCACAGGTTTGTCCTGAAGTAGCAAACTGGATGGTTCCTTCTTGCGAGGCTAATCCGAAGTATCCGTTCTGTCCAGAGGGTCGTGGTTGCTGTGGCCGTCATCCAAAGCTGGCAGATGTTTATAAACCTATTGAAAAGAACAAGGAGGTCGTTGATGGAAACACTTGACGAAATTAAAAAGAATGTCGAGCACCCGGCTCATTACGGCGGTGCAGACAATCCCTATGAGGCCATCAAAGTGCTGCGAGAGTGGCAGTTAGACAAGGATGCTTATCTTTGGAATGTTGGCAAGTATCTGAGTCGGGCAGGTCACAAAGATGGCAATTCTCAGCTTCAGGATTTGACGAAGGCACGTTGGTATTTGGATTATAAAATCCAGCTTTTAGAGGAACAGCAGAAGGTTGCTGAAAGTGTCGTAGATACGCTCAAGAAAGTCACTAACGAGGTAACTGATAAGCTGACTACGATACCAAAGAAGGACATTAACGATTGTTTTTATGATCCAAATCTCGGCGGTGTCTGTCATGATTTGGTTTATCGCCCTAATGATCCATTCAAAGAAAAGTTGGCAAAAGCAGAGCCGATGTGCACCATCGAGACTGCCGTGGTTCCTGATTGTGCCGATGAGGTCAAGTTTTAAGAGGTTTACATAAATGAGATACAACTGGAAGTTACCTATTATCATTATTTGTGTCGTGTTGATTTCCATTCTTGGCACGACCTTTATGGTGCAGGGGCCTAAGAACACGGCCATCTCTTATGAAGAGCAGATTCAGGAAGCTAAGTCTGGCATTGAGATTCAGGAGAAGCGCAGAGCTGATCTGATTCCAAATCTGGTTGAAACCGTCAAGGCTTATGACCAACATGAGTATCAGACTTTGATGGATGTTGTGAATGCTCGTGGCACTTCCGGCCAGACCGCTCAAGAAATTACGACTCAGATTGCAGCTATTGCGGAAGCATATCCTGAACTGAAGTCCAGTGATAACTACAAGGAGCTTATGAATGAGCTATCCGTCACTGAAAATTTGATTGCAAACTATCGTGGCGATTACAATCGTGTCGTGAAGGAATATAAGCAGAGCGTTCGTAAGTTTCCGAACTCCTTTCTGTTGGGTCTGACTGGATATGAGGTTCAGAATTATGAGTATCTGTCCTATGAGGGGAATGAGGCGGCACCGGCAGTCGGTAACCTTTTTGGAAATCGGTAATGCCGAAATTACTTATCGTGAATTGGTCGTCAGTGTTGGTATTGTGTTCATTATGCTGATACTTGGTAGCGTTATCGCTGGAAATATCACCAGAGATTCGCTTGAGCAGAAAAAAGAATATAATACAGCAATTTCAATTGAGTCCGAAAATATGTTCGATTATGGAATGAGAACCAACGTAGGTAATGCGTTTTGCCAAGGCGCACTAGAAGCAGTAGATACCGTAAGCGATCCACGTATCGACGGTCAGTGGATGTATATCTATTGCGAAGAAAAGCATTACACGATGCATACACGAACTGTCACTACTACGGATGGCAAAGGCCATACAAGAACAAGAGTCGAAACGTACTGGACTTGGGATTATTACAGTTCTGAAGAACACAATTCTAAGAATATTACGTTTCTTGGCAAAGAATTTGAGTATGGTGACATTAAGATGCCATCCAGCAAGTACCTGACTACGGTACAAGTCAGTTCTCATGTAAAGTTCGAGTTTTATGTCAAAGATGTTCGTTATGATGGTACATTATACGCGAATTTGAGCGATAAAACTATACATAATGCACAGTTCATTAAAGGCAAAAACATTGAAGAAGTACGAGATTATATGATTTCTGCAGCTGGTACACGAGTGATTTGGTTTTATGTATTCTGGATCGCATTGATTGTAGCTGCGGTCGGAGTTTTCTATGTGGCCGAAAATCATTGGTTGGAAGATTAAGAGGTGATTGCATGGAATATGTGATTAAACGCGATGGAACGAAAGTTCCTTTTGACAAAAGTAAGATTGTAAATGCGATTGAGAAGGCAATGACCTGTACGCCGGGTGGTATCGACGCTCGTGTGTCGAATGCGATTGCTGACTATATCGCAGACATGCCGGACATTCTTTCTGTTGAGCAGATTCAGGATATCGTAGTGGACAGTCTAGCAAATAGCCCGTTCATTGATGTTGCAGATGCATATAGTCAGTGGCGACAGTATCGTCAGGAAATTCGAGATAAAGAGAAAACCAACGCAAGTATTCTTGAAATTCTTGATGCCCAGAACGACGCAATCAATCAGGAAAATAGTAATAAGAACGCAACCATCAATAGCACGCAACGTGATTACATGGCCGGAGAGGTATCTAAGGAACTAACTGACAGGCTTCTACTTCCAAAGGATATCCGAGATGCACACAAAAATGGTTTAATTCATGTGCATGATAAAGATTATTTTGTGATGCACTGCCATAATTGCGATCTGGTCAACCTGGAAGACATGCTACAGAACGGCACCGTCATCTCCGGCACCTATATTGAAAAGCCTCACAGCTTTTCCACCGCCTGCAACATTGCCACCCAGATCATTGCGCAGGTGGCTTCGATGCAATTTGGAGGTCAGAGTATTACACTTTCACATCTGGCTCCATTCGTAGATGTTTCCCGCAAGAAGATCACAAGTGAAGTACACAAAGAATTTTACGAGATGGTTCAGAATAATGAAATCGATAAGATGCCGGAGTCTGAAACTATCAATCGAATTGTAGAAGAGCGTTTACATAAAGAAATTGCTCGTGGCGTGCAGACCATCCAGTATCAGGTCGTCACTTTGATGACTACAAACGGTCAGGCCCCTTTTATCACCGTGTTTATGTACCTCGATGAAGTTCCAGAAGGTCAGACTCGTGATGACTTGGCTCTAATTGTTGAAGAAGTGTTAAAGCAGCGCATTCAGGGTGTAAAGAATAAAGTTGGTGTATGGGTCACTCCGGCCTTCCCAAAGCTCATTTATGCTCTTGATGAGGATAACATTCATCCTGATTCTAAGTATTATTACCTGACTGAGCTGGCGGCTAAGTGTACTGCCAAGCGAATGGTTCCTGATTATATTTCCGCAAAGGTTATGAAGGAGCTTAAAGGCGGTGTGTGGCCTAGCATGGGCTGTAGATCCTTCCTTACTCCTGACCGCACCACTGAGAACGTAGCTAATGCCAAGAATTGGGTTAAGGGGCATAAGTATTATGGCCGCTTTAACCAGGGTGTGGTCACTATCAATCTGGTAGATGTGGCTTGCAGTTCAGAAGGGGACAATGATAAATTCTGGAAAATCTTCGATGAACGACTCGAATTGTGTCATCGAGCTCTGCAGATTCGTCACAAGCGTCTACTCGGCACACCTTCTGATATGGCCCCTATCCTGTGGCAGTACGGTGCATTAGCCCGCCTGAAGAAGGGAGAGAAGATCGACAAGTTGCTCTTCGGCGGCTACTCCACCATCAGCCTGGGTTATGCCGGTCTGTATGAGTGTGTGAAGTATATGACCGGCAAGAGCCACACCGATCCTGATGCTAAACCTTTTGCTCTCGAAATTATGCAGCACATGAATGATAAGTGTAACGAGTGGAAGGCCGCTGAAAATATCGATTACTCCCTGTATGGTACTCCTTTGGAGTCCACCACATATGAATTTGCACGTTGCTTGCAGAAGCGGTTTGGTATGATTCCAGATGTTACTGACCATGACTACGTAACAAATTCTTATCATGTCGTTGTCCGTGAACATATCGATGCTTTCACTAAGCTAAAGTTTGAGAGCGAGTTCCAGAAGCTTTCTCCCGGAGGGGCGATTAGCTATATCGAGGTGCCAAATCTGCAGCAGAACATTCCTGCGGTGCTTAGTGTTATGAAGTTCGTTTACGACAACATCATGTATGCGGAGCTGAACACCAAGTCCGACTACTGCCAGTGCTGTGGTTACGACGGCGAAATTAAAATTGTAGAAGATGAGAAAAACCACAAGCTTGTATGGGAGTGCCCGAATTGTGGTAATCGTGACCAGAACAAAATGAATGTCGTAAGACGTACATGCGGATACCTAGGGACTAATTATTGGAATCAGGGACGCACTCAGGAGATTCGAGACCGAGTAGTTCACCTGAGCGACAATTAAACAACGTATAAGTGGTGGGTTGGTGGGATTATTTATGAAAGAAATTATTGTTTTCTTTGTGATTGTATGGGTTATCGCCTATTACATTTTAAAAGATAACTACAAAGATTGAGGAGATACTTATGAAGAAATTTATGGCAATTTTTGTTGCATTCCTCGTTGCGGTTGGCGCGGTGATTTGTACCGAGCGAGTGCATACTGGTTATGTTGGTGTTGTTTATTCCGCGAAGGGAGTCGAGCAGCAAACTATTTCTCAGGGCTGGCACTTTATGAGTCCTCTGAAGCATGTATCTGAGTTCCCGATTACTCAGCAGCGAGTGGTATTCTCTAACGCTCCGTCTGATTATGGCGCAAAGGAACACGCAGATTGGCATATTGACGCTCCTGCAAATGGCGGTACGATTGCAATCAACCTGACTGTCAATTATAACTTCCTACCGGAGCATGTTGTTGAACTGTACACCAAGTTTGGTGGTATGGACGGTGAAAGCCTGATGGAGAGCAAAATCCAAAACGACATTATTGCTTATGTTAAGGAAGTTACTCCTCAGTTCAGTGTCATGCAGATTTATTCCGATGACCGTGCAGGTGTTAATACCGCAATCACCAACTATCTGAATGAGAAGCTGACTGCAGAATATGGCATCAATGTTTCTTCCGCACTGATTGTTGACGCACAGCCTGATGATACCCTGATGCAGAAGATTCGTGCCAAGGAGCAGGCGAAGCAGGATGCAGAGATTGCAGAGCTGAATAAGCAGACCGCTCTAGCTCAGGCGGAGACTGACAAGGTTAAGGCGCAAACGGAAGCTGACGTTAAGATGATTGAAGCACAGGCCGAGGCTGATGCAAATAAGGTGCTTTCCGAGTCTATTACTCCTGAGCTGATCCAGATGAAGGAAGCAGAAGCTCGTCTGAAGCATGGTTGGATCACCGTTCAGGGTGCAGATACAGTCGTTACCAAGGGTGAGTAAACGAGGCTTTATAAAATGAAAATTCTAAAACAAAAAATTGACCTGATGGTGAATTTTGATTCTTTAGCTGGTGGTGAACCATTTTATTTTGAAAATAATTTGTGGATTAAGGCGAAGAATTATAGAGATTGTGATTTAAATACAGTCAGGATTTCGGATGGATTGTTGACTACACTTGAAAATAATCCATTGGTTGAAGTTGCTCACGTTCATGTTGAAGATGATAAAGACGATTAAAGAAAGGTGATTAACATAGAAGCACAGTCAAGGTTGCAACAGGTATTTGGCTAACTCTTGTTTTACTTGAGTGTTTTACTAAGGGTAATCGAGGAAAGTAAACTAACTAGCCGGGTGGGTGTGGTGGTATGAAAGGAGCTATATGGATTATTGGTCTGTTGAAGTAATGTACTACGATGATGGACATCAGGAACTAAATACATATATGGTCAAAGCGCAGGATCAAAATGAAGCCATAAACAAAGCACATCATCGCTTTGAAAAATCTCATCCTGGTATGAGTTGCATGGTTCAGAATGTAGAAAAGGCAGGTGGCTGAGATGGACTTTAAATGTAAGTGTGGCAGTAAATCTTTCTTTATCCAGAGCAAAGGTATCCAGATTGGATTGTATTGTTCTGTTTGTGGCAAGTGGCAGAAATGGCTTACTAAGAATGAAGTGAGACAGTTTGAGTACGATACGAATACGTTGGACTCAAAAGAAAACAATCCTGATGATGATTTTTATGAAAAATTCTCCTTAACTCCATATGGCTGCCTACACTGTGCTTTTAGAGATTTTGGATTAGATCTTCCTGAAATACCTGGTAAGATGGCTGATGCCATTATGGAAGATTTCTTCGAGACTATGGAAAGAGCTGATATTATTGAGAAGAAAGAGTAAAGATGATTAAGTTCTTGAAACGTCTACTCCGTTGGTTCCTTTCTGAATGCAGCCGATGTGGCGGAACGATGCTTTACGATAACACTCATAGCTGGCATGATAAATGGCACTTTGTATGTGATACATGTGGTAGAGAAAAGTGGGGTACATTATGAAAAAAATTACAGGAACTCTAAAAGCAAAAGGATTTGATGACTATAATTTTGAATTCTATGTTGATGACAATATGACAGAAAAACAAATTGAGATGGAAGTCTACCAACGTGCTGGTTTCAGTTTGGACTGGACGGAAGAAGATGGTTATGAACCGTATACTGTTACAATGTATCGTAAAAAGAGAGGCAAGTAATGAATTATGGATCAAGTCGAGTGTATGGCGTAAGCTTATCGTACTTGTTGGCAAACGGTGACCGTAGCTTTTCGTATTACGAGATTCCTGCGGACAGCGAGTATGAAGCAATCCAGTATGTACGCGGTCAATGGCATCGTGAGCATCTGTTTGCTACTTACGAACCAGACGCGAGCGCTCAACTTTTATATACTGATTATTGGAGTGCTTTATAAAAGTGCCGTTTTATCGTAAAAATTTATTAAGTTTATAACGTGGATACGTTAAATAATAGGAGGCAAAATGAAGAAGTGGACGCAAGAACTGCTTGAAGCCGAAGGATACGAGATTCAAAATGCTCAAATCAAGAATGTTAGCCTTAATATGGCAGACCATGGAGTGTTGACCTCCGATTTGACGTTAGATGGTCACGGATGGGGCGTTTGCTATGGTGGTTATGTTCTTGGCAAAGGCTATGTTGGAGCAAAAAACTTTGAAGGTTATGCTTCTGGTCTCGAAGCCATCATGCGGATTATGGATACGGTTGGCTGTAGTACGTATGAGGGCATGAAGTGGAAATATGTCCGTGTTGCAACTAAAGGCTGGGGCAGTACAGTAAAGATCATTGGCAATATTCTTGAGGATAAGTGGTTTGATTATGAATCTTTCTTTGATGATATGAAAAGCGACACTGCCGATGATAATGGTACTGAGGTAATATGGAGAAGAAATACGTAAAAATTTTTAAATGCCGTGGATGCGATCGCAATATCATTAAAAATGATGTTGATTTATCTGTTGTTGAGGAATGGACTCTTTCCGAAATGTTTAAAGATGGGTGTGAAACCGCTGAAGTGTCTGGCGATTCTAGGCTTTCTGGACAGAATAAATTCCTGCTTCATCGGTGTGACCCAGAGAAGCTTTGTATTTGTGATTTCATTGGATGGAAAGAAGTCGAGGATAAAAATGATTAACAATCCTTTTGCAGAAGAAGGTATTATCGCTTGTCAGTATTGTGGCAGTGGTGAGTATCTTTATAACGAAGATGGAAACCGAAATAGCTACTGCGGTCAGTGTGGAACTCGAATTGACTGGCCGGAGGACGACATGAGTATGATTTTATAAATAGAATTCCGCTTTTAACAGAAAGGAAAGGTATGTTTAAGACTTTCAAAAATACTGCCGTATGCATATGTTTAGCAGCGATTATGTTAACTGGATGTTCAGACACTGATACATATGGGAATAAAGCAGTTGATAAGTATAAATATTTCTACCGACTTGGAAATTCTCCAATCGTGTATGAGCGAGATACAAAGATTATGTACTACATGATATATGATAGCTATATGTCTCCTTATTATAATGAGCACGGTCAGATGTGCTACTACGTTGATGGTCAGATTATTCCTATCGAGGAGGCGTTAATCGATGTTGACTGAGATTACTTGGCTTACAACCAAAGCTTATATTATTTTGGTTCTTACGGTTGCGGTAATTCGCTCCGAGCAGATTCTATATGATACCTCTACATATATTTTCGGAGGCGACAAGAAGAACGGAATGTATGGCTGCGTCGCGCTGAATGTTTTTATAATCGTATGTGCAAGTATATGGACGGTGGTGATTTGAGATGGATACCAGCTTTAATTTAAAACATGTTCCAGGAAGCTTTGTATGGATTATTGAGCGAGAGAATGCTGACAAAAACTGTAATAAATGTGATACCGACGGAAATGTGAATATAACATTCTTTGACGGTACTCAGAAAAAGTGGCGTTGCCCAATTTGTCTTGGATACAAAAAGGTTGTAAAAGATGTATATCGAATCAGAAAATGTAAAATCAAGAGAGTAAACATCGGAGCAAGGATTAACAAAGATGGCAATTTAACGGTAGAAGAAGAATCTATTCAACTAGAAGGAACTAATGTAAGGGACAATATCGATCCTGATTTTGAGTATTACATTCGTAATATTTATGACATAGAAAGTGATGCGAAAGCTGCCGCAAACGAAATCAATAAAGCACGAGGGAACATTGATGAATTATATGAAGATTGTCCCATGTGATATAGCGAATGGTCCGGGCGTAAGAGTGACATTGTTCTGCGCTGGTTGCAACCATCACTGTCCCGGCTGTCAAAATCCTACCACATGGGACCCGAATGGTGGTCAGCCATTCACAGATGAAACGCTTGATAAAATTGTAGATTTACTTCGACCTGATTATATTCAAGGGCTGACGCTCACTGGTGGAGATCCACTGTATCCAGAGAACAGAGAGATGATTTACAAAATTCTAATAAGAGTCAGACACGAGTTTGAAGGAAGCAAAGACATTTGGTTGTGGACTGGATATACATGGGAAGAATTGATTCAACAGGCGGCAGAAGAATTGAAATATCAAACTATTCCGACGACGGTAACAATTATTCGAAACATAAACGTGCTAGTCGATGGCCCATATATCGAATCTAAACGAGATATCTCTTTGCCGTACATGGGGAGTTCCAATCAACGTGTAATCGGCTGTAATAAGAGTTTTGCTTTACGAAGACCAGTCCTTTGGTGGACTCCAGAAGAGAAGAAAGGAAAATAATATGGATTTAGGAAATTACGAAAAGTTCCCAGATAGCGATGCTTTTACCACTGTTTACCATCCAAATATTAAGATCAATAAACTGCACGATGATGCTCGTCTGCCGACTTATGGTTCTAAAAATGCTGCTTGCGCAGATCTGTATGCTTATATCGGTTTTGACGAGGCAACCGTAGTAGACAAAGACGGTAATCGCTGCATTATGATTCAGCCGCATGAGACCGTTAAAGTGCATACTGGTCTGCGAATGGCTCCGCCGGAAGGTTGGTATGTAGCTATCTATGCTCGCAGTGGTATGGCAACTAAGCAGGGACTTGCACCTGCGAACAAAACAGGCATTTGCGATCAGGATTACCGTGGAGAGTACATTGTAGCATTACATAATCATTCTAACTTCCCTCAGATGATTGCCCACGGTGACCGTATTGCTCAGATGGCGGTAGTTCCGTTCTGGCAGGCTGATTTTGAAGAAGTTTCCGAATTGGACGAAACTGAGCGTGGCGCGGGTGGATTTGGATCTACCGGAAAACAGTAAGAAAAATAAAGGAGAAATAATTATGGCTAAGTATTTTTATGTTTATTCTATTGCAGGTGCTGCGGATTCTATTGTGAAGATGTTTAACACTGAAACTGGTGCAGTAGGCGAAAAGTCTGTGCCGAAGGACCGCATCGACGGATTTGTCGATGGAATTAAGGCAAGCGGATATCAGCTGAATAAGGAGCTGGCTGAAGCTGATGTTGCTGAAGGTGAAGCAAAGCGCATTCTGGCCGAGAAGATGAGTGACTATCATGCAGCTCGTGATTGCTATTCCGAGAAGGCTGATGTTCTGAAGAGGGTTAAGGCTAAGTACGGCATTAAATAAGGAGATTACATAATGAAGTATTATACTATCGAATCTCATGCCGAGAAGGAAGCACCGTTTGGAATTGCTTGGCAAGTAAAGCTGTTTGATGAACACACTCTTCTTGAAGAATATGACCACATCTTCTATAACGAGATTGCTGGCTATTGCAAGTGTCTTGAAGATATGGGATTTATTGAGAATGTCGAGGTAAAAATTGATATTCAGAAAGAGTTAGAAAAACTCCAAAAGAATATTGACGATATTAATAATGCGACTTCGTTAGTGAATCGCTTTGGGGTGGGCACATTTGAATCGCATATGAAAACAATTAGCGTTGATGTCCCTAGAAGCACAAGATATACTTTCTTCTAAAAGGTAAATTTTACGGAGGATTTATGGAGGGGAATGAAATCGGTTTCCTGCAAGCGACAGACGGAATTTACAACGTAGATATTGGCGTAAGGGTCTCGAATGGCTCTGTTGAACTTGCATATTATAGTGATGCTCCAGATATGGAATTGAGTTCTGCAACGCTTACAAAAGAGAAGACAAAGACTTTGATTCTGTATTTGATATATGCACTTGAACAATTAGAGTAAATATGTTTTATGGGTGGGTGGGAGGAATAAATATATGAAACGGAATATCACAATAAATCAGACTCAAATTTGTAATGGCGATAACTGTATTCAAATTGGAATCATTCACAATGATGAAGTGTATACCATGCAAACAAGTTCTCCGAAAAGAGATGGCTCAGCGGAATTTACATGCAGTATGCCTGAACAGAAACATTATTTAAAAAATATCCTTTATAAGATTATAGAAAAACTAAATAGTCTTATTGGATGGACTATAGATGCGTTTAACGATATTTGATCAAGGAGATTGTATGAAAGCACATATTCGAGAAGAAAAGAAAACAACTCCATTAAAACTTGGCGAGGGAACATTACTTCAAGAGAAAGACGGCAAAATTTACAAGGTTTGCGACACAGTAGAATATGATGAGATACATACCGACGATGAAGTTATCAAGGTTGCTCTATCAGAAGAAAATATGATTCATGCGACGAACTTTTTTAACACACAGTTTGTATTTGCAGATTGAGGTGAAATGCTATGATTATGGTTGTTCAACACAAAGGAACTCCAAAGAAAAAGAGATACGCTGCAAAATTTTCGTGCCAATGTGAATGTATATTTTGGGCTGATGACAAAGATATTAAACTTCCGAGTTATTCCGTTATACGAGAATACGCACCAGGCGTAAAACTAGCAGAATGCCCAGAGTGCGGAGAACAAGTTGTTTCTTGTTTTCCAGCAGTTCCAAGAGAAAAGATTTTTGTGGATTGAGGTGCAGATATGTATAAAACTGATAGTTTGAAAAATCCAGTAATCGTATTCCATTGCAAGAACTGCGGTTGTACAACTAAGATTCGAGTGGCTTCTT